CGTCACGACGAGCCGCCTTGCGGACCCAGTCCCCCGTCTTCATATGAAGATCCCTGATGGTGATGGCGATCATGTGCTCAAAGTGACACATCACTGAAGTGCAGTCAATGGCCGGAAAAGCAATGGTATACGAGTTGAGGCTGATTTCCACCTCGATGGCCTAGGCTCCCACCCAAAGAGATGGCGGAGGGGGTGGGATTCGGCCGCTGATCTGCGGGTTTAGAGCCCTATTTTATGGGGCTCTACAGAGTACTCAAGAAAAACTAGCACCTACTCGCTGACTACCAAAAACTACTCCGGAGGGACACTTTTAGGGACACCTCGGGACACTCTTTTTTGCTGCCATGAAGGCGTCATGCAGTCTTCAGTTTTTCCGTCTGATTGCGAATTCCCTCAAAGATCGCATCTCGGATTTTTCCGGGAAAGTCCGGCGGGGTTTCTCGATCCACATGTTCCAGAACACCGGGAACTTGCTCAATGATTTCCTCGATTAAGTCGGAGGCTTTGACCAGTCCGGCAAGCCGCGCAGCCTCGTCCCAGTGGTAAGGACGAATCTCCTGAATCTTTCGATGCAGACTCTTCCCCTTTAACCCCATGGCCATGGTGGCCCTTCTGAGGTCAAGCAGCCCTGAGCCATGCCCAATGACCGGCCACATGGAGAGCACATCATAGAATGGGGTTAATCGGTAGGTGTCTCCCCTCTCGTGGAAGATGGAGAAGTTCTTGGCGTGTCCATCCGTGGCAGCCATCAGCCAGAAAACGATCTGGGCTTTCACAAAGGCCCTCTTGTCCTCCACGGAGGTCGAGCTTGCGTTGAGAATACCCAAGATCTTCGCAATGCCAGGGCCCCCTTGGTTTTCGTATTTCTGCGTGACCGGAACTCCGAGAGCCTGACAGAAATCCTCCTGAGGAAGACGGGCGATCCACGATCCATCCATCAACGCGCGATCGAATCGCTCCACCGAAAGCACCTTCCTGTCTCCGAAGCGCAGAATCTCGCACTGCGCCGTCTTGAGCCCAAAGGCATTCATGATGCGCGAGCTGATCCACTCGTTCTCCACGGATCCCTGCATATCCACTTGGAGATTTCCGATCAGGCCCAGCGGTAGTTTGAAAATATGGGTCGTCGGCGTAGATCCAGAGGGACGCCACCAGCGCCCCTGATGAAAAAGAAACGCCGTTTTCTCCTGAGCTCCGGCAATCGAGATCCTGAACTCGTCCTCCTGATCCATGGCCATGAGTGGGCTCCCCGAGATAGCCGCATTGAGTGCCTGCTCCACACCCTTCTCATCCAGCACCTCTCCCTCAATCCGATCAAAGCCCTCCGGCGTCGCACTCTCCGGCAGCAACTGGATTGCACCCACGCATTCCCTGCCTATGGCTGCGAGCAGATCAAATGGCTTCGTCGAGCGCGTCCCGTAACGAGTCATGATCCTTCTGCGGATCTCTTCCGTGTCCGGTAGCAGATTGTCGAAGAAATCCGTAACCATCTTTCCACGCAGGGGAATATTGCCCGGCGTGAAGGGAAGAGAGAGCGACAGAACCCTCCTCTCCGGTGACTCAATCCAAGCCGGGTCATATTGTAAACTCGATGCATTGGAAACCGGAGGACTCCAGACACCCACCCGGATGCCATTCATCCAGATAACCAGCTGAGATCTGAGCGATTTGGTGGCCACGGCGAGTCCTACCAGGTTGAAGATGCCTTCTGAGAACCCTTCGCCGCAGACTGCTTGGCAGGCATCGAAGAGGCTAGACTCACCTCCAGTCGTCCACCCAATGCCGTAACAAGCCGGGAAATCTGCTCAAAACTCGTCCGCTCTGGAGCTGCTTCAATCCTAGCGAGGCGCTTCTGGTTCACCCCCAGCAGCTGACCTGCTGCCTCCTGACTCAATCCAGCAGCATGTCTCAGCGCCTTGAGGGTCTGAGAAAGTTGGATCGGCGTGGATACCGGATAGTTCTGATGCATGATCTCTTCTACCACTCCAAAGTAGTATGCGCAAGATACTACTTAAAGGTAGTATATCCTATTTACTATCTTTGAGTGGTACCCATACTCGCAGAATCTCCTGGATGCTTGGATCTACCGAGAGAGCTTCCCTTTCTTTTGAAAGAAATCGTGGGTTCTTTTTCTTTCAGAACCTCCATCATGGGGTTTTCTCCTGGGCAGGAGGAATCCTCTTCTTCTCGTTACGGCTTTGCCAGTACCGGGAGATCTGGCGGGTGGCGATAGATAGCCATTCGCGGTTCTGGGCGACCTCCATGATGTCCACCGTGGCAAAATGCTTCGGGGAGACGACCATCGAGGAAGAGTGCCTCTTCCTCACCGGAAATGGCTTTCTTCGTGTTGAACATGACCCAGAGTATCGCACCTCAATCACCCCCTGGTGCTCCCGTTCGGGAGCAGATTTTGAGAGAAGCGCCTTAGAAAATCGCAAAACTCCGTATTCTGATTAGTTCTGATGAAGAGGCCATCAGATCCGGTAGTAGGAAGCTTTTATTTTTCCCTCTTTAATGTAGAGTGTTCACCTCCACCCCGCCATTCTCCAGAAATCAGCCAGTCTTCAAAAAAGAATAGCCAAAGCGATGCCCAGGGGATGATTGTCTTTGAAATGCTCTTTTCAGAAGACCATGGATTATATTTTGGATGATAAAGGCACAGTTGAACCTTTTTTCGGTCATACAAATGAGGGATGATTTTACCAGAAGCGATAATGTTAAAGTTAGGTTCTTCAATCCAAACTCTGGGTAAATCGCCCTGCTTATAAACGATGCGTGCTAGATAATCACAACTGATTGGGGTTGGTTGTAGCCATAACCGACAATCCATAATTCCTCGATTGAGACTCCCACAGGCACTTGGATATGCGCCTTTGATATGCGCCCACTGCTGGGCGGGAGTAAATCGAATCTTCTGTGTTAACATGGATTATTCCTGGTTGCCAAAAAAGGTATTAGCTTTAACTGAACCACCCGCTGCGAGGTTTATTGTTCCAAGGCTGCTGGTACGCAGGAGATTTCCAACTCTGTTCCTAGAAATTCGCTCTGTTACCAGACTCTGTACTACCCTGCTTGTTGTATTGCCTGTACATGCTTCAAGCATGTGGAAGGTTTTCGGTGCATCTTCAGACTCAGCAAGTGCGCCAAAGTCTTGAAGTGCCTTTTTCTGCCAACCATCGAAGGCTTGATACAATGCAAAATTATTGTTCCATTTCTCCGCAAAATTTTCACCTGCTGTTGTTTCGTTCGGAACCCAATATTCAAACGAGCGTTCATTTATCATCCGGCGTTCTACAAATTGAGGAAGCCCGCTGATTATTGCGAAAAGAACATCGAATTCAGAATCAAAGTTCTGCCCGGTAATACAAATCCGCTCATAGGATTTAGCGGCAAGGGTTGTGATGATAACGGAAATTGGAGCCAAATCAGCATTCCCTTGAAACATAATACTTCGGTGTCTTTTCAGAAGTTGCACAGATCTTTTCAAGATGCCCTTAAATCTTTCATTCTCCGGCAAAGGATCTACAGCTAGAGCCTCCTTGGCGGCAAACTGCTGGCTTCCAATTCTCACTGATAGAGCTGCTTTACGCTCAAACCAATTTACATATCCCTCTGGGTGTGTTGGCTCCCATCTCCTTTTATCTTTATCGGGGACTGCAAGCCCTTTGTTCAGGCATTCTAGATTGTGTACGGCAGGTGTAATATCGAGATGCAAGCGGCTTGCTTCGGCATAGTTGAGCCTCCAGCACCTCTTGTGTTCTGTCAGGCTGGGTCCAAACTTCTTTTCGTACTCTTCCAAACACTTTCCAACAAGGGTCTTTACTGCGGCCTGGGATTCAGTGTTTTTCAAACGCTGAAGATGGCATATCAAATCCACATCAAATTCTTCCCTATCGAGAGGTTTAACGGTTGTGCCAAGTGACATAGACCCCTGTGGGAAAATCCGCGGCTCAAATCCTTTTATTTTTGTTGAATCACTGAGGTGTTCTCCCACTGATTCATACGCGATTTTAGCTGCATCAAATCTCGATTTCGGGAGTTCAATATCTCTACAGGCAAGCTCCAATAAGCCTCCAACATACTTCTTTCTGGATATGGGATTTGAAGGTCTGGGGGCAATGGATTGAATTGGGTTCATTTTTCTAGTTGGTGTTTTGGGGTGAAGGGCTGAGCTGCGTGATCAAGAAAAATTCTCTTAATGTCTGGCGCTTCATGCATCGAGACATGGCTGGCTGCTGCACGTAGCTTCTCAGGGGCTGGTTTATCAAGGGCGAACAAGTCCTTTGGCACTGATAGGTTGATTCGCTTGAAGCGATCTTTTCCAAGCAAGAGATATGCCTGGCCGGTGGCGCCCGAAGATTGTGCATCCATAATTACCGCAGCACCTTTTTTCCACTGCCAAAACCCTCCACGATCCAATTTGTCGGGTGGGTACGTAACTTCTGCTGTAGTACCTATGCTCAGAACACGAACTGACGGGAGCGGTATTTTCAGAACACCAACAGCTTCGACAATGCCTGCAATAACCGGATTGTTTGCCCAGACGCCGCCATCTATTAAACGCCTCTCTTCGATTGATCGAAATGCTTGGAAATATGTAGGAGCGGCACTAGTTGCCATTGCGATCTGCCAGGCTGGCACTTTGTAGTCACGAGTGAATCTTTCATCGTGCGCAGTTTTGAATACGCGCACCTCCCTTCGGCCAAGATCATAGCTGGGAATGACAAGTCTCTTTTTGGAGTGCCCAAGAAGCTGCTCTTCTGGGAAACATTTTTTGAGTTCATTTTCCAAAGGTTTGGAACTGTAGCGAACCGCTAGATATTGCCTCAACTCACCGAGCCATCTCGGACCTGGGAAAATGCTGGTTCCTAGATCGCTGTATAAATCCACAATCTGAGCGGGAGTCTTCTGCATACCGAGCGCAAGTGCAATTATCCCACCTGTTGAAGTTCCTATGATTAGGTCAAAACAAGAGGCAATATCGATTTGGAGGTCTTCCTCCAATTTTTGTAATAAGTAGGCCGAGAAGAGGCCTTTGATTCCTCCACCATCCAGTGATAAAATTTGAAATCGATCTTGCATTGATTGATTTGCTATATCATACATAAAGGAATGTCAATGCCTTCCCACATATCTTCAGACCTTTCGCGCCTCCGTAGTCATCTACAGCTTTCCCAAGAGGAGCTTGCGGCCAGGCTCAATGTATCTTTTGCAACCGTGAACCGTTGGGAAGGAGGGAAGTCCAAGCCTCAAAGAGCGCAGATGCAGGCCATCGAAAAACTGATGGAGGAAAACGGCTTTGTTGCAGGAGAAGGCTCGAAAACGCCATCTGAAGTTGCAACCGTCTCAAGCAGTCGAAGAAGGAGAGGGACCGCTTCGAGTAAGGTTCTTGGCACCAAGCCTATGGAGCAGATGCTCTGGGATGCGGCTTGCGCCATCCGCGGTGAAAAGGATGCGCCGAAGTTCAAGGACTACATCCTACCGCTCTTATTCATCAAGCGCCTCTCCGATGTCTTCGATGACGAGGTTGCCCGCCTCACGGAAACCTACGGTGAAGCAGAGACGGCTCTCTCGATTATTGAGGGTGAAGTTGAGCAAGGGGTGGCAGCTAAGGATCGTGTTGTTCGTTTTTATCTTCCTCCCGAAGCTCGTTGGCCTGTTCTTGCTGGTCGTCTTCCCTTCGAGTGGCCGGAAGGCAAAAAACCCACGACACTCGGTGAGCATGTAACCACGGCCTGCCGCATGATTGCCCGACAGAATCAACAACTCATGGGCATCATTGATCAGGTGGACTTCAACCATGTAGGGGCTGGCGGAGAACGTGAAATCAGCGATGCAGCCCTGAAGGGCATTATTGAGGCCCTCTCGGATCCTCGATACCGCCTTGGATTGCGTGATGTGGAGCCTGATTTTCTTGGCCGGTGCTATGAATACCTCCTCCGAAAGTTTGCTGAGGGCTCCGGGCAAAGTGCGGGTGAGTTTTTTACACCAACCGAAGTAGGATTTCTCATGGCGGAGATCTTGCGCCCTCGTCCGGGGGAGTTGGCCTATGACTATGCGTGCGGATCAGCTGGACTTCTGATCAAGCTACAGCTCGTCGCCGAGAGGATCGATCCAGCGGCGAAGAAGGTTCCTCTGAAGCTCTTTGGTCAGGAACTCCAAGCCCCCAGCTATGCCATCGCATGGATGAATACGATCATTCATGACCTTCAGGCGGAAATAGTCCGCGGGGATTCTATGAAGAATCCGAAGTTCCGCTCTCTGGATGGAACGCTTCAGAAATTTCCTCTCATCGTAGCCAACCCGATGTGGAATCAAGGCTTCGAAACCGAGGTCTTTGAAAACGATGGATTCGACCGCTTCGAGCGTCAGGGAGGGACGACCACAGGCAAGGGTGATTGGGCATGGTTACAACATACTGCCGCAAGTCTGGCAGAGGGAGGCCGCGCTGCTGTCATACTCGATACTGGTGCCGTATCTCGTGGTTCAGGTAGCCAGAACGAGGATAAAGAGCGTGCAATTCGCAAATGGTTCGTGGAGCAGGATTTGATTGATGGTGTTGTCCTGATGCCTGACAATCTTTTCTACAATACCACAGCTCCTGGGGTGATCGTTTTCTTGCGGAAGGGGAAACCCAAGGATCGCATTGGCAAAATCACCCTAGTGAATGCCTCTGGCGAAGCGAAGAAGAGGTCACCTAAAAACTATCTTCCAGATGAGGCGATTTCAAAAATAGCTGAGGCCTATCATTCTGCTAAAGATCTACCAGGGTTTGTGAAGGTTATTACAACAGAGGTTGCTGTTGCCGAGGATTATAACCTTAGCCCAAGTCGCTATGTGGCTGCTGAGATTGAAAGAATAGATCGCGAGATGGAGATCATCATCTCCGATTTAAAATCTCTTGATATGAGGGCTCGGCAGCTTGATGAGGCACTTTCCATAGCTCTTAATCATATTGTAACACAATGAGCTGGAGAGAGAGTATTCTGGGTGAAGAAATTGAGCTTGCTTACGGCAAGAGTCTACCCCAATCAGCACGTACTTCTGGTGAAGTCCCAGTCTACGGGTCCAATGGAATTGTAGGTTGGCACAATGAAAGCCTCCTAGACGGACCAGGTATAATTATTGGACGCAAAGGTTCTGTTGGCGCGGTGAACTTCACCGAGAAATCGTATTGGCCGATTGATACCACCTACTATGTGGTCAACAAAGCCAATCATAATTGGGATTTTCTTCACTTTTTGCTTCTCTCGTTAGGACTGGAGCAGATGAATGGTCATGCCGTGGTTCCGGGATTAAACCGAGAAACGGCCTATTCGGTACCAGTTAGGATTCCAGAAATTGGAGAGCAGAATCAGATAGCAGATGTTTTGAGAAATGCTTGGAAAGCTGTTGAAGTTGAATCCGAGATTATCAAGGTTACGCGGGAGCTGAAGAAAGCTGCCTTCCACCACCTTTTCAGTAGGGGGCTTCATGGTACTGCCCCGCGAGAAACTCGTTTTGGAGTAGTACCGGTTTCCTGGGAAGAAATGGCCCTCAACGAATGCGCATTTGTACAAACAGGCATAGCCAAGAATACGAGGAAACAGTCTGTTGATGATGTTGAAGTGCCTTATTTGAGAGTAGCAAACGTACAAGATGGGCACTTAGACCTTCGTGAAATTAAAACCATAAAAGCTTCTAGGAGGGATATAGAATCGAGTCTTTTACAAGAGGGCGATGTGGTTCTGACGGAGGGGGGGGATTTCGACAAGCTGGGCCGAGGTTTTATATGGGAGGGGCAGATTGAACGATGTGTTCACCAGAACCATATTTTTGCCGTTCGAACTGACCAGTTGAAGCTTTTGCCTCGTTACTTTGCCTACCTTGCCCAGAGTCCTTACGGAAAATCATATTTCCTATCGGTTGCACACAAGACAACCAATTTAGCCTGCATTAATTCTACCAAGCTCAAAGCGTTTCCGGTGTTGCTACCCTGTCTGGATGAACAGCAAGAAATCGCTTCTATCCTCCAAACAATCGACGCGAAGCTCTCTTACCACGAAGCGCGTCAGAAGCTCCTCCGCGAACTTTTTCAATCACTGCTTCACGATCTGATAAGCGGCAAGAGGCGGGTTGATTCTTTTTTGAGGGAAACATTGGCATGAGAAGTCAGGATTCCATTCGAGGTCGATGGTGGATTCATGGAGCAGAGGGGCAACCTCTTCCAGGAACCCTGGATGTCGGCGCCGGCTCTCCCAAGCTTTCGATTTGGTCCCCATGTGAAAAAGGAGTCGAAGACATCCTACTTCAATCTGCAAATGGGGACTCTTTTAAGATTACTGAGGTCATACATGGACAAGATGAGGAGAATCGTCCGGTCACTCTCTTTGGATGTGGTGTATCTGAGCATGGTTCTTCTCAGGGTCTAGAACATTGGGAGATTTTTGCGCTCGCTGCTGTAAAAGGGTTGCATATCAACTCGTGGAGCGAACCGGTTGTACGAGCTGTATCAATCAATCTGGAATTACTGAACCGCTGGTTTGGGCGCAACTTACTCATTCCAAGTGTATCAGAAAACCAACAACCCACTTACTCTCAGGTAGAAGTGATAGATTTACCCTTTTTTGTAGAGAGTGGCGTTCAAATCCGATTTTCAGATAGTGTTTTGAGGTCTACTTCATGGGATGAAGATCAATTTCGTCATGGGAGTAGTGTGTGCTTTCACTTTGAAGGGCCTCGATCAATGGCAGAGGTATCCAGCCACTGGGTTCCCTGGGTGATTCGGCTTTTTGGTATGCTGATAGGCACCTCCGTTCATGCGACTGAGGTCCGTGTTTTCACTGAAGATCCGTATCAACCGGGGTCTAGTATGTTTGGATGCGAGGGACTTCTGCTCCGGAGTGGGAAGTCGGAGCGCAAACAAAACCGATCCCGAGATCCTCTGCCGCATGAGATGATCGCTTCGTTCAGTACCGTTAAAGATAAGTTGGATCAACTGGTTGTTCAATGGAATCGAGTTTGCTCAGAGCTGGAACCAATGCTCGCCTTGTTTAGTGCCGTGGCCCTCCATCACTCTCTCTATCTAGAGGCACGATTCCTTTTCCTTGTTCAGGCGCTTGAAATCTACCATTCCCGTTCCTCTTGCTTTGAATCGAAGGATCTACCTAAGGATGAACATGCAAGCCGGGTTGCAGCAGCAGAAGCGGTGCTGCCGAATGAGATCTGGCCTTGGGCTAAAGGAAAACTTTCACTCAACAGTCGCTCTCTAAAGCAGAAGCTTTTGGATATTTTTACAGCACATAAAGCAGAGAGCCCTCGCCTTATCGGGGATATAGAGAATGCTGCATCAAAAATAGCCTATACCCGCAATCATCTCACTCATCATCATGAAAACGTGGATGAAAAGAGGTTGCTCACCAGCGCGGAAATTGGGCGATTTTCATGGTGTTTGGAATCTTTGACTTGGGTTATTCTCTTGAAGGAAATTGGCCTGGGGGGATCACCGGTTGAGCATATTGTTCGTAAGGCCGAAGGCATCCGCATGGTAAATCTGGGGTCATAAACTCTGTCATCTGAAAGCCGCTCCAGCATGAACCACAAAGAATACATCATCTTCTGCGATGAGTCCGATGCAAAGGGGGAGTTCTTCTCCAACTTTTATGGAGGCGTGCTAATCGGATCAAACGACTACGATATCGTCTCCGATCGGCTCAGGCAGAAGAAAGTGGATCTCAATTTCTATGGAGAGGTAAAGTGGTCCAAGGTCACCGAGCGCTACTTGGATAAATACCTGGCATTGATTGAAGCCTTCTTTGAAGAAATCGAGGCAAGGCGTGTTCGAGTTCGTATCATGTTCCAACAGAATGCTCAAACACGTCGCGGTGATGGCAGCTCATTTGAGGAACGGTATTTCAAACTCTACTACCAGTTTCTGAAACATGCCTTCGGATTCAGGCACCGTGAGGGAGGCATCACTCCTTGTTGGCTACGCATCCATTTCGATGAGCTCCCCCATACACGTGAGGGAGCTTCTCAGTTTAAGGGCTTTATTCTCGCCCTGCAGAATGACCCCTGGATCCGCAATGCAGGTTTCAAGATCAGAGAGGAAGATATCGCGGAGATCCGCTCTCATGATCATGTTCTGGCACAATGTCTTGATATTGTCCTCGGCTCGATGAGCTTCCGACTGAATGACAAGCACAAGGAGAAGCTACCCGGTGAACGCAGGAGGGGAAAGAGAACCATCGCCAAGGAAAAGCTCTACAAGGCCATCTACACACATATCCAACGCATCCGTCCCAGATTGAATATCGGGATCAGCACAGGTCTGAGGGAGGGGCTTACTGGCAAGTGGCAGGAGCCCTACCTGCACTGGGCATTTGTCCCTGCCGATGTCCACCACGACTCAACGAAGACAAAAAAGGGGCCCCGCGTCACCTAGTAACCCCTGACGCATAACGTCAGGATTCGGTGGACGCCGAGCCAACTACAACCTTCTCCAGAAGTTAAAATGCGTCAACAATGAAATGTCATGAGCAGCCTCGCCCTTGAAGCTTCTTCCGTCCAGTTTCCCCTCGTGCGCCATGCGGTGGATGCCGGATGGGATTTTGTCTCGGAAACCGATGCCCTAGCCTTTCGGCGCGGTGAAGAAGGACTCTTCTTCTATCCACACCTGGAAGCTGCACTCCTTCGGTTGAACCCTGGAGTTGTCACCTCTGACAATGTGGCTTCGGTGATCGCCTCCATAGAGGCAGTTCCTCCTACCATGGAAGGAAACCGTCATCTGCTAGAATGGATCAGGGGCTTGAAAACAGTTTTTGTTCCTTCTGAAAAGCGTTCTCTCAATGTCAAAGTGATAGACTTTGAGCACCCTCTGGACCCGGGGAGGAATGTCTTCCAAGTCACAGTGGAATGGGCCTTCAGGAAGCATTGGAAAAAAGGCAATCGTCCCGATGTCGTTTTCCTGATCAATGGGATACCTGTGGCACTGGTAGAGTGCAAAAATCCAAAGCTGAAAAATGCGATGGAGAAAGCATTACTCCAGCTGCGTCGCTACGAAGTGGAGACACCGGAAATGATGTCCTCACCGCAAGTTTTCAATATCACTCACCTGATTGAATATTTCTACGGCGTTACCTGGAGCTACGAAAGAAAAGGTGTCTTCAACTGGAGGCAGCAGCTTACTGAAATGAAAGGAATGGGATACGCAGATATTCCGCCACCAACAAGCGCTCTGCACTCTGATAATCCGCTTGATGAACTTCCTCTAGCTGCGGAGAGCCCTGTAGCACCTCCTTCCTATGGAACGCAGGTAAAGTCTTTTTTTCACCGCAGAAGATTCATGATGCTTCTAAAGGAATGGATTGTCTTCTTCATGAAGGATGATGAGTTAAGGAAAACAGTGCTAAGACAGCACCAGACCCGTGCAGCCACCAAGGTCGTCGAGCGCTGTCTTGATCCAGAGAAAACAAGGGGGCTTGTCTGGCACACGCAGGGCTCGGGAAAAACTTTTACCATGATCACTGCTGCCCGTCTTTTGCTTGAGGGGAAAGCTCCATCAACCGAGGAAGTATGAAAACCCAGAGTGCTACTCCTACAGTCCTCCTAGTGGTGGATAGAAACGAACTTGAAGGACAGCTCTCCGGATGGGTGGAGCGGATTCTTGGAGAGGTGAGTCAATCAGGCGTTCAGGTGCGCCGTGCCGATACCTGCGCTCAACTCGAAGAGCTACTGAAGGCGGATTTCAGGGGGTTGATCATCTCCATGATTCACAAGTTCGATGGGATGCCCGCAAAAATTAATCTGCGCTCGGATGTCTTTGTGCTCATCGACGAGGCGCACCGCTCCACAGGCGGTGACTTTGGGAATTACCTAATGGGGGGCCTTCCCAATGCAACTTTCATTGGATTTACAGGTACTCCTATTGCGAAAACAGAACGTGGTGAAGGTACGTTCAAGACCTTTGGGTTGCAGGATCCAGATGGTTATCTGGACAAATATCCGATTTCTGAATCCATCAAGGATCGCACGACACTGAAGCTGCGCCATAGTCTAGCACCGAGTGATGTAGTCTTGGAGGAGGCTCTCCTTGAAAAGGAATTCCTCTCACTTGCCGAAACAGAGGGAGTTTCAGATATCGACGATCTCAATCGTGCTTTGGATCGAGCTGTCAATCTGAAGACCTTTTTAAAAGCGGATGATCGAATCAAGAAAGTGGCCGCCTTTGTTGCAAGGCACTTCCGCGAGAATGTTGAGCCCTTGGGCTACAAAGCCTTCCTCGTGGCCGTGGACCGAGAAGCATGCGCTAAATACAAGGAGGCCCTCGATCAGCTTTTACCAACAGAATTCTCGCAGGCCGTTTATACCAAGAACTCAAACGATGCGGTGGAACGCCCGCTTGTCGCTAAACAGCAACTTGATGATGATGCAGAGAAGGCAGTTCGAAAGGAATTTCCCAAGGCCTCCAGCCAACCAAAGATTCTGATCGTTACGGATAAACTCCTAACGGGATACGATGCGCCGATCCTCTACTGCATGTATCTCGATAAACCGATGAGGGATCATGTTCTCCTTCAAGCGGTCGCTCGTGTTAACCGTCCCTATGAAGATGCCCGTGGTGTTGAAAAGCCCTGTGGTTTGATCATTGATTTTGTCGGAATACTCAAGGACTTGAGAAAAGCCCTTTCATTTGATTCCGAGGACTACTCGGGAGTTATTGAGGATTTGGACATGTTGTTTCAACGCTTCCGTACGTTGATGGATGGGCCAGCTCAAAAGTATCTGAGTGCAACCTCTGGTCTGCCGAGGGATGAGCAGTTGGAGAAACTGCTTTATGAAACACTCTTTACAAAAGAGGCCAGAGAGGAGTTCACGGAGCTTTTCAAAGAAACTGAGACCCTCTACGAGATCCTCTCTCCTGATCCTGATCTATCTAACGACATAGGCAATTACAACGCTCTGGCTGACATCTATGCGATGATGAAAGAGGCGTATGGTAAGTCGACGAGCTTCATCGGAGATCTTGCCAACAAAACTGCAAAACTGGTTCAAACCCATGCTGCCGCTCATGGATTAGACCGTCTCACAAAACCGGTGGAATTTGACGAAGAGGCTTTGAATGCTCTCCGCAAAAAGAAGGGGCCAGATGAGGGTAAGGTCATCAATCTTATTCGATCACTTCAAAAGACAGGAGATGGCGCAGGACAGGAACCCCATCTGATTTCAATTTCTGAACGCGCTGCCAAAGTGATGGAGGCTTTAGATGAGAGGCAGACAACAACGGAGAAGGCCCTCAAGGAACTTGAATCTTTAGTCACTGAACGATTTGCCGCAGAAAAAGCACGCAAAGAAAGCGGCTTAGATGCCGGACCCTTCGCGGTGTATTGGGAACTCAAAAGCGAAGGATTTGATGACGCTCAATCCAAAGAATTGGCTTTAGAAATTGAAGATGCCTACCACCGCTTTCCAAATGCAGCAGCTAATCCAGATGAAATGAGGCAACTAAAGGCAGAAGTCTACAAAGTCCTCCTGAAAATTGTTTCTGGAAAGCAGATGATCGATCTTGCCGAGAAAGTCATGGCGGCTAGACCGTCCTGAAAGAGTGATCCTCAGGGGTATGAATGATTTCAAACAGCGCGTCTCTGCATGGGCTCAAAAGCTCAGGACCACACCGAAACAGATAGTCATCATGGAGATGAAACGTAAGTGGGCCTCCTGCTCTGATAAGGGCAGAATTTGCTTTGCTCGGGATGTGCTTGAACTGCCGCACCGCCTTCAAGACTACATCATCATTCACGAACTTCTTCATTTGAAGCATCCCAATCATAGCCGGGTATTTTACAGCCTTCTTCGAGCGCATATTCCAGATTGGCGCAATCTCACTGAAAAGATAAATTGCCTAGGAATCCGCACCTAAAAGGAAGAGCTTTAGAGGCTGAAAATCGCTAAATCCTCACGTTATTATTTCAGTTTTCTCGATAAGATCGCTCACCTTTTGCTCAAGGCGACTGCTCGGATACGGATCGATTTATTGATCGGATGTGACTGGCAAAACAGGTGCTCAAGGAGTTCGCTCCGGCTTCTCAAGTGTCATCATTTCTCGACCAAATCGCGTCACTGAAGGCTCCGGAGAATGGCGTTGAAGCCGATACGGCAAGTGCCGGGTTTTTGTGTTCTAGGCATCGTTTTTTTTATGATGAGGCCGGGTGGATTCCGGAGCGTGCCTGACACGCGCAGGAACATGTTCTTTGCACAGCAAAGGCGAAGCTGTGATTTCTCCCCGGGGGAAATCACTATCCTGCATGACTTGGAGTGCGGGGAAATCCCGAGGTTTTGAGGGTCCAAGCATGGTTCCCAAGGTGTCCAAATGCGGGGTCGAGAGGAGGGTCCAGGAGCCGCTTGCCAAGAGGAGGATGGCCTTGGCCTCCGAACGATCGGCAAGGGGCTCTCAGGGGGCATCCATGGCCTTCCTGCATGGTGAGCTGATGGGGTGGGTGAGGCAGGCAGGAGCGGGGCACCCAACAAGCCCCCGATGACGTCGCAAGCCCAGCCCATGAGCGAGTGTAATCCAGCGGGTGCCCGGCTACTGATCCTCGGCATGCGGGGCATGGTTCAAGCGACAGCATGGTGCTTCTTGGCTAGTTCGGCGCTGAGGTCGATGAACTTCTTAGAGGCCTGTTCCTCGTAGTACTCAAGGGGCATGGTGACGCGGTCGGCGGACCTCGCGTAGGCACGGTGGACGGCTTTGCTCCCATGACCGAGGTGGGCCATGGCCTCGCGCTCGGGCATCCCTGCCGACTGGGCACGCTCTGCCCAGGCGTAGCGGTAAGAGTGGAGGACGATACCGTCGGGCAGGCCAGCCTTGACCCGCTTGGTCCAGAAATAGTTGCTGCGTTTGCTTTCCTTGAGGGTGCCGAGGTTGGGGAAGAGGGGACCTTCCTTGGGGAGCTGGAGGAGGATGGCTTCGAGGGCCTTTCCGATGACGAGGCAGGCGTGCCCCATGCCCTTGGAACGGAGTTTCTGTCGCTCGTAGTAGAGCCTGCGGGTGCCCCAGTCGATGTTTTCGGCGGTGAGGCTCGCGATGTCGGTCTGGCTGCCGCCGGTGTGCCAGAGGAGCTCGAAGTAAATGCGGTATTCTTTATTGGGTGTGACCCGCAGGACGGCCTCATGCTGCTCGCGGGTGATGCCATGGCGGGAGGCGTAGCGGATCTTGGGCCAAGCTCGCCGGGAGAGGACGGGCTTGAGGATCCACTCAAGGTCGAGGGCCCGGTTGTGAAGGATGCGGAGCTGGACGTTGGTGGAGACCCCGGCTCGCGGGTGTGAGAAGACGCTGAGGAAATCCGAGGCTGAGGTCTCGATGAGTCTCCTAGACATCAGGCGACGAACGGGCTGGCTCTTCAGGAACTTCTGGAAGCGGGTCTTGGTATTGCCGTCATAGGAGTTGTCGATGAGGCGGGCCACATCGAACCAGGTGCGGGTGGCAAAGTCGGGGTCCTGGGTGTGGAGGTAGACTTTGGCCAGCTCGCGGCTGAGGACGGGCTGAATCTGCGCGTCATTCTTGGCCTGGAGGAGTTTTTGGGCCTCGGCCTTGTTCTTCGTGCCAAGGCTTTCGCGAGCGCCGGTGGTGCTGTCCTGGGCGTAGTAGGTACCGTGGGAGCGGTTGGACCGGCGGTAGAGCCGATATCGTGCCTGCATGGTGGGGGTGTTTTCCTCCGGGTTGTGCAGAGCAGCGTGACCGGAATTTCCCATGCCCTGACACCCAACCGGGAGCAAGATGCGAGTAGTCGTCGCCTAGTGCCGGAGTTGGTTCTAGCAGTCCCCAACAACCACCAAGGAGGGACACTTTTAGGGACACTTGGCCCAAAAAGGCCCCTTTTTGACCACTCATCAAAATGCTGACCCTAGTATTTATGCGGGTCTGCAGGAGTATAGCGACGCGAGGTTTGGGAGAAAATGACAAAGGTTTGGGAAAACAGTCTTTTTCAGGAGGGCTGCAAGATCTCTGCAGAGACGCTGAAGCTGGCCTGCGTGATTAGTCTGAAATCTCTTGGGCAATAAGGGTGCAGGAAATTCCGGATCCTCCTTCAAAGTTGTCCTTACCTTGGATCGTCACCGTGGCACCAGGCGCAAGAGTGATCCGCCGCGAGAAGTTGTGCGCGCCATTGAACGTGTCGCCGTAGAGGTGCATACCCGGCTCAAAGACTTCCCCGTCGAACAACACGTCATCGTCTACGCTCCCTGAGACAGTCAAGGTGATAGAGCGGCTCAATGGATTGCGGACGCTCAGACCGAGTGATGTGCCATCAAAGCCCTGAGCGCTATAAAACGCCGACTCTACACCCTGCTCTTTGATTTGCAGAACGGTCCCATCCTCCGGATTCGCACTGTCAAATCCTAGGTCTGCGCACAGACCAGGTACCGGAATTGTGACGGGAGGGGCCGTAATGTTGGTTCCTGGACCATGACTCATGACTGCGGAGGCCGTGACTGAAATTTGCCCATGGCCAATGAGGACTGGGCCAATCGTGTCGTCAAAGTATCGGGTTGCCCCAAGCGGCATAAGAAAGCCGTGGTGCTTCCCTCCGACCCGGACGGTCACAAAATAGTATTCCTGAGCATGAGAGTCATCGGTGGTGCCGAGGCTGACTGAGCCAGCAATTTGGAAAGAGGATTTGCCAGTGCCATCATTAAGCAGGCATTCTTCCACAGAGGCCGCCTCAAGGGAGAGAGTTGGCCATGAAATCTCCGTAGGCTCGGGACGCGGTGGACTAATCGAACCAGAAGGGCTAATCGTGCCGCCGCCCCCTCCACCTGAGAATGGCATGGATGGTTCTCCGGGCGCTCCTGAAGGGGGAGAGCCACCAGCAGAGCCACCAGCAGAGCCACCAGCAGAGCCACCACCCTGAGATGGTACAGGCTGAGGCTGCGGGGGGCGGTATGGAAGCGGGCAGACTGGGAACTTAGTTGGCTCAGAGGTTTGCAGGGCACTCAGGCATGCGGGAGAGAGGTGTGTCCAGTCGAGCGCCTTGAACTCATCCGCTGAAAAATCTGCCGTCGTCACCACGCGCGGCGTACCGGATGAGGGCAAGACCCACCAGAGTCCGTTGTAGAAGCGAAGCCATCGGTCGGTCCACGCCATGCGACGGATCCTATGACCTGACATCGCCGCTGAGTAGGCGGTCTGGAAGTTAAAGGCTACGACTCCCGAGGACATTATTTAGGCAGGGTGGAGGCCCCGGAAATGGCAAGAGGTCCGATGGCTGGCGAGATCGGGTCGTAGGGTAGCGGGCAGGGTGCCGCGCCGCCGCCTGAGATAGCCGATGAAGTGATGCAAGTCGCAGAAAGATTGGTCCAGTCGGTGGCCAGAAAGTCATCGGTTGTGAAATCCACCGTCCTCACGACTCTCGGAGTTCCAGATGACGGCATGACCCACCAGAGTCCATTGTAAAAATAAAGCCAGCGATCAGTCCATGCCGACCGACGCACGGGATGGCCTTCCATACCGGCCTGTCGGGCTACCGCCCACCCAAAGTAGACACCACTCGTGACGTAGGCATCGGGCATCTCGGCCACAGGTGCGGAGTTCGTGTCTGAGACCATGAAGGTCATCAGCACCTCTGTGGCTGCTGCATAGTCCTCATCGCCAGCTTGGTTTGCTGCGAGGACGACCGATCCCTCAGTTCCCGTGAGGGTGATCATCTCGCCAGAGATCGTGGCCGGGCCACTCTTCACCGTGACCGTGACGGGTAATCCGCTGGATGCTACCGGCAGTGCGATTGAGAAGGGAGGCTGGCCGGGGCGCTTCGGTGAGACAGGCAGGAAGTCGTCGATGCGCTGCTGACGTTTCGTGACCGTGAATGTGATCGGAAAAACTGGGGAAATCGGATAGCTGCCATTCTTTAGTACAAAAGACTGTGTAACGGTAAAAACACCTAATTCAGTGGGAACTCCAGAAATGAAAGATTGGTCATAGGCTGATGGATTCAGCGACGAAGTTAATCCAGGAGGGAGGGGTGAAAGCGCTACGCTGACCACCGCCTTTCCGTACATCCCTAGGAATGCGAGGCGGAAACTTATGGGCTGTCCCAGGTAGAGCGTCTTGTCGAATGGCCCTGATGTGGTGATAGCCTCCATCGAGAGAGATATTATGCAGCGAGGGCCTTGCCTACTTGTGCGGAGAAGGTCAGTGAAGAGCGCGGGATCAGCTTCGCCTCAGAGTTGAAATCAATGGGTTGCTCCCAGCGGATTTCACCCAGCAGCGTGAGGAGCGTCCCCTTGTCCTGCTCATTGTCGCTGAGTGCTGATGCGAGCAGATCACCCGTGAGAGGAAGCAGCAGACGGTAGCGTGTGGACTGATAGCTACCGAGGACTTGGAAGGTGCCATCGGAGGCACACATCGGTGCGGCCTCGGAGTCGAATTGTTTCAGCGTGATCGCCACTTCCGAGGGGTAGAGAGGGATGAGGCTCACCCCGGCATTCTGCGTGAAGCCCACATCGATCATCAGAGTGGCTCCCTGCTGACCATAGATCACCGGCGACCCATCCTTATATCCCGAGATGATCGGTGTGACCACGCCTGTGTTGAGGTCGACATCCACCGCGATTGCCCCCTGCTGCTGCCATCCTGCAGCGAAGATGCCGATGGGGATGACAAGCGATGCAGTGCCGCTGGAGTTGGTCGCGGTGACGGTCGCCAGATAGACACCAGTATTGGTTGCAGGGCCGGTGATGGCTCCTGTGGAGGTGTTGACCGTTACACCCGGCGGTAGCCCGCTCCAGCTCCACTCAGTGACTGGAGCACCTTGGGTGACGGCGGGTTGATAGACCCAGAACTCGCGCTCCGCATAGCCGAGGATGGAGGTGATAGTAGAGATGACAGGAATCATAGGACGATCGTGGCGAGGGATTGCTTGGTGGGGTTGAAGTTCAGGTAGACATAGCCGCGCGGATCGCTCAGCGAGTCCTCCGTGTCGAATCGGATGAGTCGTGCCCGGATCAGGAATCCAGCGGCAGCCGGAGCCGATGCCGAGGCCTGCCACGGCGAGCGGTAGAGCTTGGTTTCGGCTGTGATACCGGTTGCTCCTCGCGTGAAGCGCAGTCCGAAACTGTGAGGGGTCCGGATACTCGTCAGATGCAGAGGGCAAGTCAGCATCGGTGCAGCCCAGGTGATGCCGGAGATGTTCGTCCCGGCAGGGCTTGCGATAGAAGAGAAGGTGCCTGTTTCCATCACCAGCACCCACTGGCATCGGGTTTGACTGCGCAGCACTTGCAGCTCGAAGTCGATCTTCAGGGTCGCCAGAGCGTCCTCCGGGAGCATCGACTCATTGATGTCGAGAAGCACGAGTTCACGGTCGAAGTCCGATGGATGCCAGCTTGTGGTGGATCCCTGGCGGGAGACCTTGAACCAGAAACGCCCATCGCTTGCAACATGCTCTCCAGGAAGGAGCGTACCGGCCTTACGACCAGCCCCACCAGGAAGGATGATCGAGGAGGATCCGCCGTGCTGGTAGACTCTCCCGGCATAGCCTGCAGGAGCTGGCAAGGGGAGTGGGAGATTTTCGATGGCAGCGGCCGTGGTGACGGCTGGAAGGAGACCGCCCGGCTTGGGAAGGGCCATCGCATCGAGGGCGTCATCCGTGGCGGGTGCTGCCACGCGACCGGGATAGATTTCTTTCCAAGAGGGAATCGTGAAGCCAAGGAAGAGATCACTCGACCCGGTACCCCCGCCGCCGATCACCTTGCGGACGGAATCGGTGAAGCCTGGGTAATTGGAGAGATCACCAAGACGAGAAGGGTTGAGCTGACCATTGGCATTGAGCAGGAGGGACCACGATTCGTCATTGCGAGAGCGAAAGATCAGCGACCCATCCTCGGAGAGACGCGGGATCTCGGGTGGAAGCTGAGAGAGATTCAGGAATCCCTCCTCATCCAGTCGCGGGATATTGGCCGGGACCTTGTCATCCGGAAGGGAACCGATGAGCTTCGAGAAAGGAATCTGAGGGAGTTTGGAGACTGGGACGGTGGGCCAGAGATCGAGCGGATTCCCTCCGCCTGTGAGCACATCGAGGATGGCCTGCAGGCCGTCGATATCACTGATGGCATGGTGGTGGGAGCGGAAGTGCTCACCCACATTCGCGGCCGTGATGAGGACTGCGTAGCGATTAGCAGGAGGAGCTTCCGGGAAGATGATCTTGACCGTGTTCGTATCGAGGATCAGCGCCTCGTACTCATTATCCGGCACGCGGATCCCGGTCACATTGTCGCGTACGCTGATGTGGACATCGCGGGTGCCCATGTTATGGACGAAGGTCCAGTCGCTTGCCACGGCATCTCCTGCGTTGTTGGCATAGCCGATGGTCCCGAGGAAGGTCGGTGGGGCCTCCCAGTTGTATTCGACGACGACCGACTTGCTCCGCTGCTCCTCGATCCACTTGGGATCTGGAACCAGGGCCATGGTCGAGTCGAGCATGTCATTGAGGATGGTGACTTCCCGCTGGATCGGTGTGCCGATGGCACCGTCTGCCGTGGTGATTTCAATCTCCAGGCGCATGAGCAGGGAGGACTTGCCTGCGAGAAGGTATTCCAGTCCCACGCTATTGAGGTCGAGAGTACCAGTGGGGGTGGTAAGTTGCTGTTGACTCTCCATGGTCGCCGAGATCGTCGCCTGCGCGGCCGCTGCAAGGGGACCGATGAACTCCACATAATAGTATCCCGTTCCGGGCTGGGTGACCCTGAAGCGGGCGACTGAGTCCGAGTAGAGATCATTAAGCGCAGTGGCAATCGTTGCAGCCGTAGCCTCGGCCACCGGAATGATGACGGTCGTCAGGCCATTCCAGGTCAGGGAGAACTCTCCCTGCGCATCGCGGGGGATATTGATGCGCTGGATCTCATTGCGGGTACCTGTGCCCGAGCGCACTGCCACGACAGTGACAGGGGGAGCTAGCGGCAGGGAAAAGGCATCTGTGAATGCCAGCGGGGCCTGGATGATCTTGAGGATGAAGAGCGTTCCGGCATCCTGCGAGAGGATGACGACTCGGGAGAAGCAGTGGGGGAAGAGCTTCTTCTCCACGACCGCGATCGGTGTGGTGACCGTCTTGTCATTCCAAGCGATGAGATAGACATTGGGAGCGCCGTTTTCGGAGATACGTAAGCCACCCCGTGAGATGACACTCGGGAGATCATTGAGCTTTCCTGCGATGAATTGCTTCGAGGCATTGAAGGCGATGGCAGGAGTGCGATCACCAGCGATTTCGAGGGCAAATGTTCCCTCCAGCGGTGGTGCATCGACGAGGCCGATGCCGATCTTAATCCGGGAAAAGTTGATCGGGACCCGCAGGTAGCCTCCATTCTGCAGACGTTCCATCCCCTGAATGGTGATGGAGATATCGTCTCCTTGGACCAGTGGTGGAAGGGTGAGCGGCGTCCCATCGGGGGAGAGGAGCGCCTTGTTTTGGATGTCGAGGCCGAGTTTCAGGTCCATGATTCAAGGGAGGTGAGTTTGTTGATGCTTGGCTTGTCAGCCTGGGAGGATCTGGGGGTTGCAGAGTCTTTGATTTTTCCGAGGGAGGTGAACTTGAGAAGCCAGTCAGCAGGGAATGGAGTCACCTTAAATGGGAAGTTCCCATTGGCATTGAGGGGAGCAGGGTTCTCGACGATGGTTCTCATACGCTCCACATCTCCACGCTTGAGGTGCCCACCGCCATATTGGCCAAGGCCTCATTCACCTGACGGGTCAGTAAGTCGTTCACGATGTTGAAGCCAGCTAGAGCTCCATCAGCGAGGCCAAAGCCGATACCGCCGAAGGATGTATTGATCGGCTGATAGTCTGGCAGGAACATGATTGGCTCCACTGGGGAAGAATGCAGATCGAAGAACTCCCGCTGCTGCACGAAGGCTGCTGCATCGGCTTCTTCTTTTCCCGCGAGCACATAGACGCGGGCAAGCTCTCGGATCCCATAGGGATAGGCCGTTCGGGAGGATGGCATCTTCCCAGCCCACGTGCGATGACGGGCTGGAAGGACGCGACCCGCAATGAGATTCACAGGCCGCGCCGTCAGGTAGACAGAGCACATGGAGAGATCCAACTTCCAGGCCTCGGCCGTCATGAAGAAGGGAGGGCGGGCCGCATCGGCCACGGGAAGGAAATCCCGCTTCAGATCGAGCAGCAGGTACGGAGGATCGTCCTTCTCCCTCCATGAGCGCTCGCAGACTCCGCCATGCAGACGTGCTGCAGGGAAGCTCTCAGGCATCTTCCAACCGCGTGGGTCGGCTTCAGCGAGATAGGCCACAGGGGCCTCGCGGTCATCCACGAAGCCAGCCTTCATGCGAAGCTTCCACTGGCGGGGCTTCTCGCCAGCCTCCACACGGCACTTCCACGGGTGAGAGGCAGCGGTGGCAACCGGGCGCGGACCCTCTCGGGGTGTCCGCTCCTTCATGGCCAGCAGGAGCGCATTGCGATCGGCAGCACGGATAGGATCAAGCGGAGTGACCATTCTCATGAGACACCTCCCTGGAACCACCACGCACGGAAGATACCGCTCGGCTTTCGGTTGGAAGCGATGAACCCCAGATCGAAATAACATCTCGGCTCGACTGTCCCATCCCAGTTCGCGATCGCGATGAGCTTGCGGGCCGTGAAGGGCTGGAAGGCAGGTGGCTTGGCCGAGGCGATCATCTTGGCCTCCTTGATCGCCCAAGTCTGTAGGTCGAGCTTCAGCTCGGCGTAAATCAGACAGTCACCCAGATCCTTGTCGAACTCTGAGAGGACCAGCGGCTTCTGATCAGCATCAGAGAGCTTCTTCTCATCGATCATCGGCTCGATCCCATTGATGAGGCCGCGTGAGAAGTTCACGGCAGGCTTCCCATCGAAGCTGGTCATGGTCGGCTTCCAGGCATGGCGGATGATCGGCCGGGGAGCGAGATAGGAGACGGCCGTATGGTCATCATATTGCTTCACGAGGACACCCTTGCCCCCCCTGATCGTTCGCCGGCTGATAGCACGCACGAGGGCATTATGATCCTCCGCTCGGATGTCATCTCCAGGTCTCACCTCCAGCCGTGTCAGATCATCGTTCATCGTCAGAAGGATTGTCTGCCCGTGTAGACGGCGGGGTTATGCCCTCCCAGACCGGAGAGCAGATAGCGCTCGGTGATCTGCAGCGAGTTTCCTTTCACCCGGATGCTGGGCATCCTCTTGAGCCAGTTCCGATTATTGCCAAAAGTGAACGTGATCCAGCCCGGCATGGGCGGGTTCTCGACGATCTTCTCGACGTCTGCAAAGATATCTTTGAGCCCATCACCTTTTGTAAGGGTGTAGCTCTTGGTCCAGGTGCCTGCGAAGGAGGTGTAGGCCTCGACACCGAACATGGGAGATGCCCCTTTCTTGGTAACCAAATCTTTGGCTGCCGCCTGGTCACCCTCCTTGGTCTTGGGGACTTTATCGCGGAAGATGACTCGGCCATCCTCAACGCGTCCTCCATAGGTGTCGATGAGCTTCAGGATATCTGGGTGCGACGTGATCGGGAGCTCCAGATCAGATGGCTCGAAGGCATACTCCGCCATTTCCTCCACTCCCCCGCCAGCGCCTGGGCTTCCACCGGGCGAGATGGATGGCCCACCCTCACAAGTGATCTCCCAGTTCCAGCTTCCGCTTGCGTCCTGTCTGCCGCGTGCGCCTGCGAAACCGAAACCCCCTGGAAGTGAGAAGTTCTGCGGTGCCGGATAGTCAGTACCATTGCTCTTGTCAAAGAGCATCGGTATGGAGAGAACGAGCCGCGAAGAGCCATTCGGCAACTGCTCGACTGACACCACATGCTGTGGTGGAGGAGTCCCAAGGATCATGCTCATTGGTAGCCTCCGCGTTGTTGTGCCATGTCGGCCGTGTTCTTCTCGATCTTCGAGAGGGCCGTGGAAGACCCTTGCTGGGCCACGATGAGCTCCTGGAGTTTAGAGATCGTCTGCGCGGCATTGCTGCTCTCACCCATCGCCATGCCGAGACGGCCGAGCGAGGAGAGTGGCACGGCCGAGGTGGCCTGCTTCTCGATGTCTCGGGCGCTGGCGATAGGATCCGCCATGGAGGCATTGGCCCCACGAGCGGCCTTGTTGTAGGCATCGGGATCCTTGGCATCGAGACCGGCCTTCAGGAGAGCCGTGTACTCCTTCTGCCACTGGAGCTTGGCGACGAGATCCTTGTTTCCTGCGGCTTGAGCCTCCTTGATGGAGAGCTCCAGATCGAGGGCTTCACGCTTGGTGGAGTTGGCCGCCTCAAGCTCTTGGTTTTTCTTCTTCTCTTCGGAGATTTTTGCAAGGACTTCAAGGCGCTGTTGCTCTAGGGCGACGACTTTTTTAACTTGGGAACTATAATCCTCATCCGAAATGCCTGTGCGCCTAGATGCAGTTCTCGCCTCCTCAAGGTTTTTATCAATGCCAGCCAGTTGTTCTTGGGGTGTCATCCGCTTGAAGCGGTCTGCATCACGAGCCTTTTTTAACTCTTCCTCAGTAGCGCCATCGCGAGTACGCAGCCGTTGATACGAGCTATTTGCACCCCCGTCGTCTACAGGCATCGTACCCTTTCCAGTAGATCCACCTGAATCAGCAATGGATCTCAGGTGTTCTGCTTGCTTGGCCGGGTCAGCCATGCGCTCCTTGAGATCGGCTTCTAGTTGGGCATTGGTTTTATCAGTCGCTGCAGTTTGCTCCTGAACCTTTCTTAGCTCGCCATACGCTGCGACAGCCTTAAAGCCTCCAACGACGTGTTGAAGGATCTGACTATTATCATAAAAATCTCCGGCTAGACTACCGGCACCTTTTGTAAAGTTCGCAAGACCTTCACCAATCTTGGTGAAATCCATCTCATTGATATGGTCAGCAGCACTGCCTAGAGATCCAGAAAGTTCGGCAGCAAACCCTGCAAATAACTGCATCTTCTTAACGTCCAACCCTGCCCAGGCATCCGCGAACCTGCCTAAATCAGCGGAATTCTTTTCGATGATTTCGCCGAGGTCACCTACCTGAGTCTTGGCCGTGTCGAATGCCTTATTGTCGCCCAAGAGGGGTAACAGGGAGCCTCCCGCTCTACCAAACAGATCCTTAACTGCCCGAGTCTTGTCAGCGGCTGTCGACAACCCGGAGATCTTTTCGCTAATGGCCTGCAGCGCCGCGATCGGCGACATGTCCTTGAGTGCCTCAAGCGAGAGACCGAGGTTGTCAAAGACTCCCTTGGTGGGCAGCCCCTCCTCATTCAGACCCGTGAGGGCCATCTGAAGCATGTTGACGGCCTGGCCCACGTTGCCTGCTTCCAACCCGACATTTTTAAATGCCTGCGTCATTACGATGGCGTCAGCGGCGGACTGTCCTGTCCGCGAACCGAGCTCTTCCATCTGATCGGCGTACTCAGCGGCTTTTACGATTCCTTCTCCAAATGACTTTGCCGCCTCGACACCTAGCACAGCTCCGCCAACAGCAGCTCCTACGTATGGGGTCTGGCCATTGAAATTGCGGCTGATGGCTCCAATGACAGGCAGCTCTTTGACAATCTCACTGAGTGCATTTTTCCCCTTATCAAGAAAGGACGGGGGCTTGATATCAGCCATCGCCTTCTGGACACGCTGAAGATCTTTTTCCAGATCTTGATAATCCTTTCCAAGGGCCTTGGCCTGGATGACCTGCTTTGCAAGAGAATCATTCAGAGAGCGGAGTGCAGAAAGCTCCGCTGCCGCAGTGATCTTGATTTTTACTTCAGGAGCCATATGTTTTAGCTATGGAGATTCTTTTCCTGCTGTGGTGGTTCGTCGTTCCCCTTCTGCCCATGATTTCCTTTGTCATCATTTGCATTTGGCTCGGGATCACTTGGGATAGCTGACTCAGTCTCGCCAGCCGCTGAGATCTCCCGATCGCGGTAGTCAGTTCCTGCGCATTCCATTCCCTCGAGGGAGGCGGCTGCGGCCGTTAGGATGAAGAGCTGATCGAGCGGCATATCGAGCGGATTGGGCAGATTGGCCTTGTGTCCGATGGCAAGCAGACGTGGCAGCCATCCGATGCCATCGCTCAGCTGAGCCTGCTGAGTCATGCCTGGCATCTGACGGGCCTTCATCGGCATGATGGCCGTGAATCCCCGCCGCACCTCGCCTAGCAGGGCTAGCAGACCGGATGACATGTCCGAAGGAGGAGGCACCTCACGCTCAGGGAAGAGGATTGCCCAGGAGGTGCAGAAGGCCTGCGCCATCCCTGCAGGATCCTCCCACGGCCATGCTCCCGTGAGCACCGGAGACTCTACCTGCTCAAGCTCCATGAGTCTGCGGGGCGTGAGAGCGCAGAAGGGAGGCAGGAATGCACGGCGCACGATGGCCGGCGTGCGCGTGTCCTCACGCTCACGGGCCAGCGCCTCGCTCTCTGCTTCCAGTGCCTCCAGATCAATCATGGGAGGATTCCCTTACTCGGTGACCCCAGGGATGCAGATCCCGTTGACCACGATCACGCGGCTATTGCCACGCGTGAACTTCGGCTCTGCATCGGTGACCTTGAAGGATCCAAAGACTTCCAGCGCACTGCCGATCTCCGGCATGGCTGCCGTCGTCATGATTTCCATGGAGGCCGTCGCCTTGTAGGAGTGTACCGCGAGACAGACGATCTTGCCTACGTCGTCTCCACTTCCCTCCTCTTCCTGCACCTGCACGGTCTCGGAGATCGAGCAGCTCTGCACGATACCTGGCACAATCGGCTCGATCCCGGCCGTGCTCCACCAGACCTTGCCAGTGGGAAGCTGAAGAGCACCTGTGCCTGATGAGAGGGAGAAGTCAGCGGGGTCGATCGAGCCTGCACCACCGCCTGCCACGTCCGGGTAGTGCGTCGCCTGGGCATCCATGACCATGGGCTGGCCCTTCTGCCACTTCGCACCGGCTGTGGTGACCAGGACAATGCCCGCGCCTAATCCGGTGATCGTGATCACACCACCGGCTCGCACACCGAGAGAGGTGACCGAAGAGGGAGGCGTCGAGGAGAAGGTGATGGCTCCCTTGCGGCCGTGGCGCACGAGGGCAGCAATCTCTCCCTCGCCGGGGATCTCGGTGAACTGCTGGGCGTCCTTGTAAGAGTATCCCTCGCAGATTCCTGAGATCGGCTTAGGTGCGTTGACGGTGCTGAATTCGATGTGTGATCCGAATGTTTTCATGGTTATTGCGGGTTTGGTTTGAGGTGGTGAAGGGCTATTGCTTCCTTGGGTTGCTTACTTCTTCGGTGCGGGTGCGGGAACCCATGCCGGACGGGGCAGGCCATTCGGGAAGGCGGCTTTGAGTCGGTCGGCCTGGGCCTTGCGCTCGGCCTCGGAGGGCTGCGTTGGGAAGGCGAGCGCGGTGGTAACGACGCGCGAGGCGTCTGAGACGATGGCAGCGGCGACAGCGGCCTCAAGCTGCTCTTGTGTCCAGTTACCAGCCGCATCGTAGGCAGCTCCCGACCAGATCGTGACTGGGAAGCGAGTCTCGTAGAAGAGAACGGCCACCCGCTTCTGAACGGGATCGTCGATGGCCTGGCGCAAGGTCAGCGAGGTGATCGTGACCGCGCGGGTCTCAGGAGTTGGCTGGTTTGGGAAGGATGGGCGATCCGCGATCTGAAGGGTAACGGGAGTGGTAAGTTGGGTAGTAGTCATGGGGTGTCTGGGGTTGGTTAGAGTTGAATGAATGGCGGGAGACCAAGAAGTTGCGCCAGATTGACGCCGGGTTTGGGAGCATTAGAGTCGGCAAGCGTTCCGGTGAGTCCGTTACCATAGCTCACGCCTGCTTGGACTTGGGAGGGCTGCGGGAGCGCGCTCGCTGGGTAGTAGGGGTTACCATCTACGTAATACCCTCCATCGTAGCTGCCGGTGGAAGGAAGCCCGTCCACATAATATCTGCCATCAAAGACACCCGTTAGCAGAACTCCTTCTGAGTAGCGTTTCTCCCCGTTCCCGTCGTCGTAGGTTCCGGTGAGGAGAACGCCGTCTGAGTAGCGTTTCTCCCCGTCTCCGCTGTCGTAGGTTCCCGTTAGGAGAATGCCGTCGCTGTAGCGTTTCTCTCCATCGCCGTTGTCGAAGAGGCCCGTGAAAGCTACGCCGTTTTCGTAGTATCGGTTTACACCATCGTCGTAAAATCCGGTTCCAAATACCCCATCGAGGTAGTAGTTGCCTCCGTACACTCCGGTTGCAACGAGGCCGTCAACATACAGACGGGGGCCGTTTCCACTGTCATAAAGACCATTGGCGAGTCCGCCCCCGACATAGTAACGAGATCCATTCCCGTCATCGTAAAGCCCAGTTCCGCTCTCAGGGAGATCAGTAGCCGCGCCAACGATGTAGTAGGTGCCTTCGTAGAAGCCGGTTCCAAATACACCCCCGACATAGTAGCGAGATCCGTTTCCGTCATCGTAGAGGCCAGTTCCGCTCGCAGGGAGATCAGTAGCCGTCCCAACGATGTAGTAGGTGCCTTGGTAGTATCCGGTTCCAAATACACCCCCGACATAGTAACGAGATCCGTTACCGTTATCGTAAAGCCCAGTTGCCAAAACGCTGTCGATAAAGTAGCGCCCCCCGTAAACCCCAGTTCCAAGTGCGCCATCAATGTAATAGCGGTCGCCGCTTCCGCTGTTATAGAGGCCGGTAAATCGCACCCCGTTTCGGTAATACCGGCTCACCCCGTCGTTGTAGAAGCCGGAGGCAGCAAGTCCGTTATTTAGGTAGTATCGGTTGCCATTTCCGGCGTCGTAGATGCCAGAAAATAGAACTCCATTCTGATAGATTTGGCTTGAGTACGCTGAGTCAGAAAGGCCAACTCCAATCAGGCCGTTGACATACAATCCCGCAATTTCAGACGAGGAAAGTTCGCGGTTATATACCACGACCTCGTCAATACTGAACTTGCGCCCGACAGCGAACGTAAGATCGGAGTTGCCGTTAATAACGGCAGGCTCGGAGATCGTGCTGTTGATGGGTAGCCCTTGTGACGTTCTACTGTTCGACAAAACACCATCTACATAAACACGGATCTGGCCATATCGGTTCCATGTTCCTACAAGGTGGTGCCAGTTCCCGTCCCTTAGACCACTTGGAAAACCAACCTGATCAAATTGGCTCCTATTATTGTTCAGATGTACTGTGAAATTATTCTCTGAAAGGCCAGGCCCTCCGACTTGGTATCTATATCCAGTTGAGCATATCAACCCGAATGCATAATCCGTCGTCGCGGGGATCTTTACCCAGTAGGCAATTGAAGCCTGTGTCTCATTCCCCGACCAGATCGGGGAAGAGGTTTTTAGGTGGGTAGAGAGATCACCGTTAAACCCAGCACATCCCGCAACCTTTCCTGTTGCAGGACTAACTCCGGAATTTATTTTTGTGAGGTGCTTATTATTGCCGCTTGCATCAGCAAGGCTAATCGCGCCGCCCGCCGTATCCAGCGGCCAATAAGCAAGTAGTCCGTTAGTTAGGCTCATATCAGGAAATTGTTCCTCGGGTCACTTGGCCTGCTTCGTCATAGATCAGCGTCACGGTCTTCGTGCCATCTGAGGCGGTGGCCACCCTGTTGGGAGTCGCCGTTGTGTCCCAGGTGAGAATGGCCACTCCGATCTCATCGCCGTTCTTGGAGTACGAGACGCTCGTTACGTTGCCATCAGTGCGCGTGAGCGTGAAATTGTCGTAATCGGTCGGGAGGTTAAGGACGGATGCGGAGACGCCTTGAGGCCCCACAAGCGACAGAAGCCATTCCTCCACGCTGCCGGAGAAGCCCGCCTCCACAGCCAGCTCGTAGGCTGACGCACCATTTACCCCCGCACCGATTTCGGAGATCGCCTGGAGGACCGCCTGCTTCGTGCGCAGAGGAGTCATCCACTTGTTATTTGCGGTTCCCTCGACAGCCTCCTGCTCATTGGCCTTGAGGTCTGGGAGGTCAGCAGGTGTCCCCGCCTCACCAATGCTGACTTGACGGGCGACGTTGATCGCAAAGGTCTGCGTCTTGGACACCTCGCTGCCCTGGGTGATGGTGATCTCCGCCATGAGCGGGATGCTCTTGACTGACCCTGTGAAGAGATCACCGAGAGCAGCCGTCTTGAGAGAGAGATCGAAGCGGTAGCCACTCTCGGAGGTTGCGGGATTCTCCCAGGCGAGATCCCAGGAGACAGAGCTGGCGGCATAGTCGTCCTTGGGCTTGGCAATGAGTGAGCCGAGCGCCCCACTTTCCAGGGGGCGGGATGGGATGATCTCGATGGCTAGGTCAGTCCCCTGCTTCGCCTGCAAGATGACGGTGGTATTGCTTCCTCCGGGTGCTGGGGAGAGCAGCCAGGAGTTGGTGTCGAGGTAGAGTTTCATTCGGACAGGCTGAAGGATGGAGGGTTTTAGGACTGATGAGCGGCGGTAAAGGTGATGTCTCGGGTGACGGGGGAGAGTCCGACGCGCTGGATGCGCACGCGGGAGAGCGGTTCGCTCCAGAGGCCCTCTGGGTTGGTATCAGCCAGAGCTGCGCGGATCAGGAAGCAGGCCTCCAGGTTGTCGAGGCCGGTGCCGTTGAGTAGCTCGCTGGAAAAGACGGAGATGGTCCAGGTGGACGAGGCATTGAAGGTGGCCTCCCCCTCGACGCTCTCTAGCATGTCGGGCTCATTGACGACGGCCACAAGGCTCAACTGCTGGAGCTTCGTCTCGATCTCGGTGAGGAGATCGCCGCTCTTCTCAATGAGGACTTCGGCGGAGGCTGGCCAATCGGGAAGCGAGAGGATGACATTCTTGATAGCCTCCTGCATGCGCCGCTCCTTGAGCAGGCTGTTGTTGGGAAGATCACTCATGACTGGAGAGTGGAGGTGATGGCCGCACTCATAGCCTTGTTGTACTCAGCTTCACGCTCTTCGATAGCGCTTCCGAACATGCGGCGGGCTGGGAAGCCGGGATGGCGCACCTGCTTGGCAAAGTGGAAGGCACCCCCGACGCTGAATCGGAGGGCCTTCTTGTTCTTGGGGCGGATGGTGAAGGGACCAGTGCCGAACTCATGCACAGCGGCATACTTGACGTTCGTACCGATCGAGGAGGAGATGGAGGTGCCATTAATCACTGGCTTCGTCGCACGGACTGACTTGCGCAATCGGTTGCTACGGACTGCCAGCGTCGTGCTGCCACTTTCGGAAAGTTTGTTCTCTTGGATGGAGCCAACAATGTATTGGTTCTCGTCATTCATGGCTGCCGCCATGGCGATGCTCAGGCGCTCTGGCATCGTCTGTAGCGAGCGCAGAACCTCCTGCGCCTCGAGTGAGAGGTTAATGATCATGGGGCCATCCTCCGATAGGTGGCGACGATCCCGCGCACCGGCTGGAGCAGGTCATCGCTCGGGGTGGCGAAGCCATCGCTTCCATCCTTGGCGAATCCTGCCTTGGCCCGCTCGGTGATGGATCGGCGGTCCCAGAACCAGCGGCATTGCATGACCCATGCGGCACGGAGATCCTCGGGAAGAGGCGTGGCCCCTTCGGGAAGGGTCTCGCTCCCGTTCTCACTTTCATCCCACCAGTAGCCTGCGCGATAGGTGATGCGGCCGGTCTCCCCATAGGCTCCGAGGAATCCCAGGAAGTCGACCTTGCCGCTTAGCTCGACCACGTTGGATGGCTGCCCGGTCACCACTTGGAATCCCGAGGCGTAGTCCCTGCGGACCTCGACCGAGATCACCTGCTCGATCGGATAGGCACGCGTGATCCAGTAGGAGCGATCGGCGGCGAAAGTATCGACCATGTTCATCCGGCGGAACTTCCGATCGCAGAGGCTCTCGAAGAGGGAGGCCATTCCGAGGCCGAGCGCAAGGATGGAGGCGTCGTTCTCCGTCTTGGCCACGTCGGCGGGCAAGAGGAGTTCGCGCTTGAGGGCACTCAGGCTGGAGAATCCGGCGTTCATGGAATGAGTTGGAAAGTGAGAAGGTTAAAGGTCGAAAGGTCGTGAGGAGTTCCTCGCTGCTGCACCGGGCCTGTTGACCCGATGCAGAGTGCGAAGAATCGCAAGCTATCGCTTAGGCGGCTGCGGTCTGGAGACCGGAGACGGCACCGTCAGCCATGAGGCCGATGGTGAAGCGCTCAAGCGCGCGGATGAGGATCTCATCCGTGGTGAAGCCAGCTTCCTTGGAGGTGTCAAACCGGACGCCGCCACGGGTGGCGAGGTACTGGTAGGAGAGGTCTCCGAAGAGGAGGTAGGTCTTGCCGGCCTGAGCCGTGGTGCTGTAGGCAGGCATGATGTCCACCCAGTTGATGGGGAAGCCGTCGAGGGTCGCTCCACGTGCGCCGTTGGCAACGTAGGGTTTGTCTCCGGCGGTGTTGAGACCGCTGAAGGCCTGCTCCATGGAGGGGTGGGCGTAGTAGGCTCCACCAAGGATGGCGGGAGCATCGACCACCGAGCGGATGGCGCGGGCTCCTGCGAGCGTGATGTCGCTCGTCTTGGTCTTCCCAGTTGCCTGCACAACCACCTTTGCGTTGTCGATGACGGAGAGGGCAATGCCCTTCACGCTGCCATTGATTCCGCTACCGGCACCGGTGCCGATGAAGAAGTTGTGATCCTCGACGCGGGCGAGCTGGCGGGCGCTGTAGCGCGCCACGAACTGGCCGATGGCGATGATGGAGTCCTCATCGATCTCGGAAGGGAGACGGACCAGTCCGCCGAACTTCTCGGGATTGAAGGTGACCCAGCCGATCTGTGGGCTCTTCTCGGTGACCTGACCGCTCTGGGCGATGAGGCCGAAGGTGGGATCGGTGGTAAGCTTAGGCAGCTTGACGGTGCCGTTGCCGAGGGGCATGACGGTGCCGAAGCGGCGAGCCGCACCGAAGGTGCTAACCAGCTCCACCACCTGAGATCCGTAGCCGGTGGGCAGTGGGATGTCGCTTGTGGTGAGCGCGGCCTTGGCCTCCATGCCGAGGACATCCTTGACGATGCCTTCGTAGCGGTCGCCAGTGATCTGGCCACCCTTGAGGCCGGCGACAATGGCGAGACCACCAAGGTGACGGGCGCACTCCTCGGTCACTTCACCATTACGGGAAGCAGCCTTGGTGGAACTAGCCAGCTGGGCTTTGCGGAGACGACGGGTTTCCTCAGCGAGCTTGTCAAACTCAGCCTTGAGCGAGGTGATGTCTCCACCGCTCTTTTCAAGAGCCTCGACCTTATCGGCGAGGGACTTGGCATCAGTCTGGAGCTTCTCGACTCCGGCGAGGACCTTGGTCTGGAAGTCGGAGCTTCCGGAGCCTGCGCCTTTGTCGGCTTCGAGGCAGAGGAGGGTGACGGGCATGAGCCCGAAGAATTTGCGGAATGTTTTCATGATGTGGGTGTTTGGGTTTGGACTGACTTTTGGGTTACTGGCGTTTGGGTTTAGAGTTGACCGACTGCGGTCTCGAATTTCCGTAGCCACTCGGCTTGCTGACGCTGTTCCTGTTTCCGGATGGCGGCAGCGTCTTCCTCTGCCAACCGGGCGGTTGCTTCTGTGTCTGCGGAAATCTTCATGGCTTTCTCCGAGAGGAGATCGATGTCGGCATCGCTCAGGACGCCATCCTTGAACGAGCGGGCGAGAGCCGAGGGATTAGCCCCGATGATGCAGGCCGAGAGCTCGATCTGCTCCTGCTCCAGGTAGATGCAGGAGACGCGTGCCGCCGTGGCGGTATCGAGTCCGAGGATGGTGGCCTCCCGTGCCAGGTCTGCTCCGCCATTCTCCCAGCGGTTGACTTCCTTGGTGGGGATGAAGCCCACCGAGACGGCCTTGAGGTGGCCCGCCTGGGTCATCGCCCAGCCGATCTTCGCCAGGGGGGAGGCATCGGGCTCCCACTTGCAGGTCTCGATGAGCTGGCGGCCCTCGACGCGGAAGTCGAGGACGCTGCCAAGGAGCTTCTCGATGGTGGAGGTGTCGTGGCTGTCCACGAAGGGGGAGTTCTTCTTAAAGAAGTTGAACCTCCAGCCATCGGCGCGGATGATCTCGCGGTAGTGGTCAAGGGTTTCGTCGCTGGCGATGTACTCGACGAGACCGGCGGTTGCGTCGAGGACTTTGATCTCCGGGTGGATGGTGCGGCGGAGTTGTTTCATGGTGTGGTTTTTTTGGGGCAAAGTCGGTGAATTGAAGCTTATTGGCCGGATCGGGTCGTGAGCATGGGGTGTGACCCGCGCTGCAACTCCTGCAAAGCCCCGCTAAGGCCCGTTTCTCCTCCGAGTCGGTTCATCACGGCAGAGGGATAAGAAATCCGCTTATTTTTGGCGCTCAGCGCGATGGCGTTTTTGAGGGTCTTCATGGATGAGTAGGATCGGAGGGGTGGGTAGCTCATGACTGGGGATTCTCCCGTGTCGCGATCGCCACGCAGTGGCAGTTGATGATTTCCTGTGCGGGTGCTCCCAGGCTGCCGTCGCTCGGATGCATGAGCTTGGCACCGCCGACGACGAAGGGATCGCTTACCTTGACGATCTGGCCGCTGGCCATGTGGTGGGTGGGGCGCACGGAGGCATTGCCACTGGAGAGCCATTTCTTGAAGCTGACACCGGACTGGGAAAGCGCCTCCTGACGTGCTGCCCCGTAGGCGGCACCTGTCTCGGTCGAGGCGATGCGCATGGCACGCTGGGCGGAGATCCCGGTGAACTCGCTGCGGATCCTCCCGGCCAGCTCCTCCATCGTGTCGCCGCTGCGCAGCCCTTCCTCCAGGGAGCCCATGATCTGGGTGTGGATGGAGTCGGCCAGGTCTGAGAAGAAGTTCTCGCGGCTCTTGAGGTAGTTGATCGCCTTGGCAGGTGGCATGCTCCAGGCATCATCCTTCCCGATCTCTGCAAAGCACTGCTGGCCTGCCGTCTGGAGGGCTTCGCGACCGGCCTTGTTCATCTCGACGATCAGACCATCCTCCCACTCCTGCAGGTCGAAGTTGAAGTCGGCGGAGACAGCCTTGGCCACTATCGTCGAACCTGCATCCCCGAGAGCTTTGGCAGCGCGGTTGATCCGTGAGAGGACTTCGGCGCGGGCCTCCATGAGCACCCGGTTGAACTTGGACTGGTAGAGTTTGATGGTGCCTTGACGAGCTTTCCAATGAGCAGCCCAGGCATCATTCTCCTTGCCGGAGATGAGCATCGGATCATCACCGCATCCGCAATCGCTCTCCTGGCTCTCCTGGGTAGCTGGGAGTGCCATGGGATCGGCTATAGCTGATGGATCCTTTAGGCTGCGGATCATGAGAGAGACCGCATCATCCAACGGCTCTGCAGGATTCATGCCGGGCTCAGGCTGTGGGTCTGCAAGGGGAATGCCGGTCGGCTGCACGGAGAACGGGAGATAGCCGGTCTCCCATCCGGCATAGGCATTGAGTCCCATGTCGAGGTAGCCGTTGATCTCCTTCATGGGCATCCCCATGCCCCAGAGCTTGATGGCGGAATCTATCCGCTCACTCCGGACCTGCTGCATGACTGGGTGATCGTCAAAGTCGAAGTAGGCCTCGATCTCCTTGCCTGTCTGAATGGCAAGCAGGCGGGAGATGGCGGCAGCGATCTTCGCGGCCACTGGGATGCTTGTTCCATGGATCAGGCGGAAGTAGTCGGAGGCGCTGCCGATGGAGTAGCTGGCCTGCACGTCCGCCATGGAGGCGGGAACGCCGAAGGCGATGAAGACTTCATGCCGGGACTGCAAACGGTTCTGGGCAAAGGCCAGATCGGGAGGGGTGATCGTCGGGCTCTTCACCTCGATGTCGCTTGAGAAGAAGAGAGGGCGGAAGTCGCCACGCAGCTTCGCTGCCCGCTTGGCCCGGAGGGCGGTAGTCACCTGATCCCGCTGCTCATCGGTGAGCGAGCCATTCTTGGCGGAGATGTACTCGCCACCCTCGCCTTGGTTCGCCCAGGTATCGCGGGCATAGCGTCCGGCCACGAAGTCGGTCTCCGCTGCGAGGCGTGCCGCCTCGATCTCACCGAGGCCGCGCCACTCGTCGTCGGGATTCCACCGCTTCTCGTGGATGACCTGCTCGGGGAGAAGCGGGATCTGCTGGCCGTTGGATCCCGTCAGCACCCAGCCGAGAAGCTCCCCACCCACCACCACATGACGCATCTTATCGGGAGAGGCGACCAGGAAGGGACTGCGGCGGGAGGATTTCCCCAGCCATGTGTCATCGAGCACCCAGAAGAACTCCCCGCGTAGCTTCAACCATCCGGCCGTGGCGTCGAGGAACTCGTCGTAGCTCATCCGCTCGGCTGGTTTCCTCCACCAGGCAGCCAGCGATGGCTCCTCGTACTCGGTCTCCCCGAGGTAGAACTTGAGAGCCACCGCCTTGATCGGCTGACAGACCAGCCCGATGGCAGACTGCACCCAGACCGAGTGGCGGTAGGGATTGCGCAGGCCACTGGCCATGCCGCCTTCGATGTCGAGGCCGCGTGTGAAGTCGGTCATGAAGGACCGGCGCACAGCGGCAATGGCATCCCGTCCGATGGAGAGTGAGCGCTGGAAAAAGTTCATCAGATCAGATCAGCGCGGAAGGTGGAGTTGGCTTTGCCAGCATGCAGGGCGAGGGCATGAGCCCAGAAATCATCGGCGTGGCCCGCCTCGGTGTGCTCAGCAACGAATCGGACGTTCCCGCTCTTGGTGGTCTCCTTGCGGATGGCCCGGTGCGATGCGATCACCGTCTGGTCATCAGGGATGCGGACGGTGCGGTCCTCGAAGGCCGCGCGCAGCGGATAGGCCAGCTCCTCCTTGACGGCAGCGGTGAAGGTCACGGCCTCCACCTTGAATGTGCCGAATCGCTTCTGGGCACGCTCGACGAGCTGTCGGCCAAGGCCCGAGTTATCCAGGCAGGACCGGCGGAGGGTGGGCAGCGAGAGCAACTCGTAGAGGCGACGCTCCTGCTCCTCGAAGGCCACGTTGCGCAGGGCGATGCGGTGGATGGTGGGGCGGAAGCTGCCGACCTTCCGGATGACCCAGAAGATGGTTAGATCCTTCACGCGGGCGATGTCGCCGCCGAGGTAGAGTTCATCCTTGCAGGCGGCAAGCTCCGAGAGGGTCAGTTCCCACTTCTCACCGGCCCTGTACTTGCAGCCGTCGATCAGTTCATAGCTCAGGAAGGCGGAAGCATCGTCGGAGGGCACGCACATGTACTCCTGGGCGAAGCTTTCCTCGTCGGCGCAGCCGTTCTTGATGAAGTCGAAGTACTCGGCCTCGTCCATGGCCATGCGCTCATCGTCGGGCGGGAGTTTGCCCTGGAGCTTGTAGAGGAAGCCCTGGTCGAGTGCATCCTGGAGGGTGACCCGGTGCAGGGAGATCCCCTTGGGATTCCCCTTGTGGCGGATCTCCTGAATCAGCTGGTTGAAGAAGTTGGCCGTGCCGCGATGGGTGGAGAAGAGATCGAGCGACCCACCCCAGGTGATGCCGGGGTAGGCGATGGAGTAGAGCTTGCGGGGATCGGGATGGAGGGCGAATTCATCCAGCACGCGGTCTCCGCGCTTGCCGGCTTGGGCATCGGGATTGCTCGACATGCTGTGAGCACGGAGCCCGTTGGCAAAGGCGAGGACGTAAGCCGAGTGACCCGACTCATCGATCACCTTCTCCCCGAGATCCTGCGCTCCGAGGTTCAGCAATCCTGCAAAGCTCTTGCAGTCCTCCAGGAAGAGGCGGGCCTGAATATCGTCGCGTGAGGAGATCCAGGCGTCGAGCCGGGCAGCGGAGAGTGATTTCTTGGAGACCAGCTTGTAGCCACTTGCCCAGGTCCAGCCGATCTGGCGGCTCTTCTCGGCCATGCAGAGGCGTGAGCAGTCGCGCACCCACTTCGCCTGGTAGGCGAGCAGCAGTGTGTCGCGCTCGGGGAAGACCTTGCAGGCACCCGCGAACTCCTTGGACACATAGGCCGGGCGCCTCATAGCAATCCTGCGGCCTCCTCGATCTGCTGCAAGGTCTCGGGCGAGAGACCACCCTTGGAGACAATCCCAGCCAGCTTCTCCTTGGCGGCGATGGCGGCATTCTCCAGCAGCGCGATCCTGCGATCGGCCTGCGCGAGCTTGGCCGGATCGATCTTCTCCTTGAGGGCGACCTGTCGCTCCTTGAGCTTCAGGTGGGCGCTGTCGAGTTCCAGCTGATAGTGATCCATCATCTCCTTGTGGGAGAGCTCGCCCATCACCTCGTTGAATCGGGCATTGAGCAGCGACTTGCGGAACGTCTCCTCCAGATCCTTCGGTAGGTTGGAGTCCATAACCTTGCGCGCCTTGGCTGCCTCCGCCGCTCTCCAGACCGCCGCCTCGGGCGACCTGTGGAGCCTGTGCACTGCCCCGACAGAGGTGCTGCAGGAGTGCTTCTCCAGCCACTCCATGCGCGCTGCAAAGGAGGGTCGCTCCGAGAAGACCCACAAGAAGTACTCGTCGAAGAGAGAGGCCCGCTTGAGCCGGGCCGCCAGGGAGTCGGTGCGTGAGTCGCTCATTCATTCAGGGGTTCATGCGGGCAGCGCCCTTTTTGGTGATGCTCCAGAGGGTGTCTCCGGTGAGTTCATCGCTCTTGGACACTGCCCAGTTGTCGAGTCGCAGACGGGCGAGTGCCGACTGGAACTCGCGCTCACCGCACTTGCCGAGGCTTAAGCGTACTTCTGTGAGCAGGACGGATTCTGCCAGGGGGCTGCCGGAGCAGTTGAAGAGGGTTTGTAAAATCGCGGTGGTGATCATTTGCTAGAAAGGTGCTTCACTTCGCCGGTGAGTTGGCCGACGGCCGAGACGAGCATGTCGATGCGCTTGTGGATGCCACGTGAGCGCTCTTCCCCGGCCGAGATGATGGCTTCCTTATCGGCCTCGCGGCGGCGCTCCAATGCTGCGAGGCGTTCCTCAAGTCGCTGGTGGTGGAGCTCATTGGCCTCGGTATGCCGGAGAAGGTCCTCATGGAGGGCATACTCGACCGCCTTCTTGGTGATAAATGGCTGAGGACCGACATTCCGTGTCTCCACACGGCCCAACTTCCAGAGCACGATGGCAAATCCTACGAGCGGGATGGCGATCTTCACGATCTGCCAGAGCAAGTCAGCGTCGCTGATTCCAGTAGCCATGATCATGCAACCCTCCTGGTGATGAGCTTGGAACCTCCAGGAATGCGGAAGTCGACCTTGAGCCGGCCTTGAATGAGTTTCCCACCGAGCGCCCTGAATGCCGCCTGCGTCAGATCGATCGCCGCCGTGGCACGAGGTGGTGCCGAGGGGCCGAGGTCGATGAGCTTCACGGTGAGCGTCTTCCCATTCTGCAAATTGGTGACGACGACCGGGGTGTACCAGGGGAGCTTTGGAAGCGGGGATCCGGCGCAGGGGTTATTGGTCTTCCTATTGAGATCCATCGGGAGAGCGCAGCCGAGGAAGGAGGTATTGGCCCTGGTGGAGATACCGCTGGCAGTCTCCCCGTTGTCCTCCGGGTCATCAGATCCGCCGAACCACGTGGCTTCCTGCCCGCGCACGACGAGATCCTCGTCGATCACCTCCACCGTCCATGGATAGCGTGTGCCTGTCAGAATCTTCATGCGGAGGGTGCCTCGTTGGAGAGTTCGATTTCACGCTGCCACCCCTTCGCAGCAAAGGCGGCGGCAAAGGTGCCTCCGAGACATGACCAGAAAGCCGTGCAGTCAAACTCCAGGCAGACTCCGATCAGGGCCGAGATGCTGCAGCAGCTGATTGTCTGCAAAAACCCAAGACGCATTGACGAGGCGGTATCGGATGCATCCATAGAACGACGAACGAACGTCGCGGCTCGTGGCACATATCTCCACGCCGCAAGCAATATGCCCCAGCAGAAAGCCAGCACTGTCCAGAGCACGAGGCTGACAAGGATTTAATGGGAAAGGAGAGCCTCAACGATCTTCATGGGACTCGGGCGGCGAGGGCTGCGGCAGTAGCGAGCAGGCGGCTGCCGTACTTGATGATGAGGAAGGCGACGATCGCCCCGATGACTGAGAAGGCGATCAGCCGCCACTTCCAGATCAGAGCCACCGAGTGCTGATACTTCGGCTCGATGTAGTCGAGACGTGCGCTGGTCTTATTGAGCACAGCCGTCTGGTTGGTGACGCTTGCGTTGAAGGTCCCGAGGTTCGTCAGCGTGAGCGAAGCGGCATTGTCAGCGGCCTGCACTGAGGCGGCAGCCTGCGCGATGTAGGACTGCAACTCCTCACGCTCTGGGGCAGAGATCGCAAGACGTGCTGCGCGGGCGCTTGCCTTGGCAATGGCTACTCGCGTCCGCTCGATCTCACCGCGAGTCGTCGAGAGCGCAGTAGCAACGGGTGCCACCGATGGGGTGGTGTAGCCCATCGGAACCGGATGGGCACATCCGGTGAGCAAGAGGGCGGCGGTGGCCGTGATGACAAGTCCGGCCACCGCCAGGACGCGGAGGGATGCGCCAACAAAAAGAGCCAGCGCCGCATGAGTTCCCCCGAACGCATTGTGAACGCGACGCTGGCAAAAGGTGCGCAGGGTGCGCAGCTTAGTCATGCGCGCCGCAGGGCGCGCAGTCTGAGGCTCAGCAGAGCCGATGATGCCTGGTCGGGGACGACCGGCAGACAAAAGGAATCCCCCGCTAGCGCGGTTCGTGCTTGTGGAATTCGGGGACTCGTTTATCACGAGAGAAGCATTACCGTGCTTCTCAAAAAGGGGTTAGGGCACCCTTGAAACCGTGGGAACTATAAGGGAAAAGACGCGTTGGAACCAGGGGGGTGCACTGGCAGCCTGGTGGGGATCTAAAATTAAAGATCCTCAGAGCGGACAAGAGTGCTTTTGCAGGCTGAAATAACCTGTGCAACATCCAGCTTGCCTTCATTGATCAGGGAAAGAGCAAGTTCAGGAGTTGCTGCAAAGAGACGGTATGGAACATCGTTCCTACTTACAGTTCTTCCTGTCGGATAGATCAACTGTTCGAATGCTTCACCCTCTGAGGCATCCTTAATGCCAGCAACAAAAACTCGTGGTATTGAAGTACGGAAACGGCACCTGACTCCTTTTAACATTACGGATGAGCTAACAATCGCATCATCTCTTAGTGTCACATGATTTGGCCTTATCCAGGCACCTGCAATCTCCGGTTTTTCAGGGTAGTAAAAGTATTCACCTTCTAAGGTGATCTCAGTTTTTTTTAGGGCATCAATTTCTTTCAAGTATTTCACTTGCATGAGAACAGCGCTCCTATCCTGCGATTTCTGCTCATCAGCTTTTGCAGAATCAAAACCAAGACCTTTCTGTATGTCTGGCGGGAGCTTGGCAATCTCTACCCTGCCTGCCCCTGCATCGTGCGAGAAGTAAAGATAGACTGTATCATGCTTCTTGTAGATGCAGCCGTTATAGTCATGAGAACCCACGCTGAGAGTTGAAGGAATCTGTATGCTTGGGGATGGCGTCTGAGCTTCTGCACTTTGGATGCACGCCCATGAAAGAACTATTAATGTGATGAGGGTTTTCATTCTGGTTCTGTTATATGACTAGTGTCTGACAATTCCGGTTTTTTGACCAATGCAGATTTCTTCTTTTTTAACTTTTTCGGCCTAGGTTTTGGCCCCCCTACCCCAGCACGGGAGGGAGCTTTTGCCAGCGTGGGATCAATACTAAAGCCCATCGAGTGTAACTTTTCGACGATTGCCTCGCGCAGAAACTGAGACACAGGAATGCCTCCCGAGGCTTTTGAAATCTCAAGCTGTAATCCTGGATCGCACTTGAAGCCCACGAGGACTTGGCCTTTCCGATCTCTCATAGACTCAGTTTAACCCCATCCACAAAAAAACCCATATTTTTATTTGACTATCTCGGTTAAACTCAGTTTACTTGAGATATGAAAGAACGGAAGCCAATGAAGCGCGGAGCAGTACGCAGGGAGGACTCGGAGTTTGTCGCCACATGGATACCCAAGGATCTCGTGGTTCAGATTGACCTCGCCGTCCGGACAATGGATCTGGACCGCTCCAAGTTCCTCCGGGCCGCTTGCCGCGAAAAACTTGAACGCTCCGGACTGGGAGCAACATCCGCTGCCTGACGAATGACCGTGAAGCTCGCAATGAAGACCAACGCCGCGACCGCACCGGAATTCGACTTCCAGCACCATCTCCCTGCCGGGATGGAGAGCTTCACCATTCCTTGGCTCTCCATGTGGTTCAAAACATCCATGCAGCACTGGATCAACCTCATCGACTCGGGAGCGCTCAAGGCCACCGACCTCCGCTCCCCCAATGCCTCCAAGACCATGTACCGGGTCCCACGCGCGGAGCTCATCGCCTTCCTCAACAAAAAAACCATCTAACCCCCATGAATACCCATACCCCATCCGACGTCATCCTCGACTGGAACCGCAGGAAACAACTCCGGCAGCTCTTCTTCCTCGGCCTCATCCTTACTGCCCTGCTCGCGATCCTCGCGGCACGCATCGCCTACCTCATGAACTCATGAGTCATAAACAAAATCTCATCGGAAAACTCTTTAAGGAGATCGACGCAATCTACGACGGAATGGCCGCACGCCACGGACTGCTAACAGACGCGGAGTTCGATGCCATCGAAGCCAAGCGCTCCGAGATCGAGGCTCTCCTCAACCGCCGCACCTCACCCAAACAAAAACCCCAACCTAACACCCCGAACGCATGGACCACAAAGAAGACAACAAAGACCAGCAACCCGAGTCCGACGACGCCATCACGTGGCTGAATCAAGTCCTCCCGATCCCCCTGTCTCAGCAGTCCTAACCCACCACACCCCGAACCATGAAAAACACCTCCACCACTTTAGCCGCTCCCGGCGGCGCACTAAGCGACAAGCCTACCTCGGCATCCACACTCGTCGCACCGGGAACCTTTACCGATGAACAGATGGGAGCTCAGCTTACCGATCAGTACCGCAAGGCAGTCGGCGGCATGACCGAAGTCCTTCGCTTCGGAGCGATGATGATGGGGCTAAGGTCGAATTTGTCCACGCGTGGACAAATTAAACGTGGCCCATCAAAGGACGGTGGAATCGATGGCTGGCTTGAGCAGAACGCCCCAGAGATCAAACGCGCCACAGCCTACCGCTTTCTCCATGTCGCTGAGGCAGTTGCACGAGATTTCCAGCTTCCCGCCAAGGTCTCCTTCATCGAGCTAGCCACCACTGAGTTCTCCAAGCTCCCGGAGAAGCTGCAGCAGAAGCAGAGCGAGCTCTGGGAGTTCGTCAACGGCACCTCGCAGCGCAGCTGGCTCGACCGCTTCTCCCCTCCGAAGCCGGTCGGAGGAAATCAACGAGTTCCCTCAGATTCACCCCTCGCTGGGGTGCTCAACAAGTCTCCCGAGGAGGCCGAGGAGATGCGCCGCCAGGAGGTGCTCCGCACGCTGACGACTCTCCTCTCCCACAAGGAGCATGCCGACTGGCACACACTCAAGGATGAGGAGGCCCGTCTCGCGGTCGATCTGCTCCTCACTCTAGGCAAGGAGATGCGTGAGTGGATCGCCCTGCCGCGCGCTGAGCGTACAGGAAAGAAGCTGAAGGCCATCTCCAAGTAATCCCGATGCAGCTTCCCGAGAATCTCGTCTACATCGCCCGCGCTCAGCGGGTCGCTGTGGGGATCTGCCCCGACGGCTCGAAGGAGTATGTCGAGGTATGGGGCTGCGCGGTGCATGTGCATGGTGCAGCCGTCTCCTTCGGGCTCCTTCGCTCGGGGATCTTCCTGCATCACCCACCCTCTCTGGAGGTCATCTGGAAAACCATTTCAGGATCTGGTGAGCCGATGTCCATGAAGCCGATCAGCTCGGTCTTCCCAGCCAACTCCACTCTCTAAGCCCTCTGACTCTCATGACCACCGCACTTCTCAACTCCCCAGAACTACGCCCCTCGGATCTGGCAACGCTCCCGGCCCGTGCCCGCGAGGAGTTCAACTTCTGGCGCACCCACTTGGAGCCACTTCTGGAACTGGAACGCGGCGTCTCCTCGGCCATCACCAATCTCTCACGCTCGATTTCCCAGAGCGAGGGGACGATTCGCAAGAAGTTCTACGCAGTCAAGAAGTCGGGGTGGGGTGCCCTCATCGACCGCCGCTACTGCGGTCCATCGGCCTGGAATCGCCGCGCTGATACCTCCACCACTCTCTCTGCCGCCGACAAGGAGCTGCTCAAGAATTACTGCGAGCGCTACCAGCGCTCCAGCGCCGCCGCGATCCGCTCTCTCCGTGGTGACTGGGTCAAGGGTCTCGTTACGACCTCAACCGCCATCTCTCCGGAGACCGGGTTCCCCTACGGCTGGACCGAGCGCAATCTGACCCGCCATATCCCCACACGCTTCGAGCTCAAGAATGCCCGCATCGGCCGCAGCGCCGCTGCAAGTGAGCGGCAGCTGGTCTACACGACCCGTGCCAACCTCTGGGTCGGATCCCACTACCTCTTCGATGACATGTGGCACGATCACTTCGTCAACCACCTCGATCAGCGTAAGAGCGGCCGTCCTCTGGAGTTCCACGCGCTCGATCTTTACAGCGCCAACAAGTTCGCCTGGGGAATGCGTGTCCGCACGGAGCGCGAGGATGGCATCATGGATGGTCTCAAGGAGGCCGACATGCGCTTCCTCCTCGCTCATGTCCTGGGCAACTTCGGATACTCTGCCCAGGGAACCACACTCGTGGTCGAGCATGGCACCGCCGCGATCCGCTCGGATCTCGAGGCATTCCTCCGGGATGAATCGGGTGGGCTGATCACGGTCGCACGCTCCGGCATGGAGGGAGCCGCCGCCGCCGCCCACCAGTATGCGGGACGTGCGAAGGGTAACTTCCGCTTCAAGGCCGCTCTGGAAACCCTCGGCAATCTCATCCACAACGAGATGGCCGCTCTCCCCGGCCAGACCGGCAAGGATGTCGATCACCGCCCCGAGCAACTCGACGGCCTGCTCAAAAGCAACGATGCCCTGCTCAAAGCGATCGCCTACCTCCCCCCCGAGCGTGTCGAGATGCTCCGCTGGCCGCTCCTCTCGATCCAGCAGTTCCAGGCGATCGCCTCCGAGATCTATCAGCGCATCAATGACCGCACCGACCATGACCTCGAAGGCTGGGACATGCACTATGTGCCCGATCTCCGCAGAGGCGGAATGCGCCGCAAGTCGCCCAATGAGATCTTCCGTCCAGGTGCACGTCAGCTAACTCGTCTCCGCCCCCAGGCGATCGCCTCCATCCTGCTCCCCGACATGGGTGAGGAGCGCTCGGTCCGCCGGGGGATGATCGAGACCCGCGACGGGGCGATCTCGGGTGATGTGCTCCGCTACGATGCACGCCTCCTCTCCGATGGGGAGCGGTACTCGACGATCCTCAACCCCTACGCTCCGGACACCATCTGGGCCTTCGATGCCAAGGGACGCTTCGTCGCCGCCTGCCCGCGCATCACCTCCGTCGATCGCGCCGATATCACCGCCGTGCAGGAGGCATGCGGACGGGCTGCCAAGGCAGAGGCCGAGGCCCTTGCTCCCTTCCGCACCCGCCACCTCAAGGAGGCCAGGAGCAAGGCCGCCAATGCCCGCCACAACGCCTCCGTGGTCTCCGGTGCACCGGTGACCTCCGAGGAGCGAGCCCGAGTCCGCATGCTCCGCTCAGTGGATGCCTCCGGCCTGCTCGATGCCTCCGGCCAAGAGTCAGGGGAGGGCGACGACTTCGCCATGGCTGCCGCCTCGCATGCCACCACCAATTTTAGCGCAGAAGACCTGCTCTAACACCCAAACCCAAGCAAACACCCCGAACGCATGAGCAAAACCGACACACAAGAAACCCACAAAGAAAACTTGGAAGACAACCCTGCAAGCTCAGGAGGAGAGATTATCCCCTCCGAGCAGCAGATAGCCCCCAATACCGGCAACAATGTCCGCGCCTCCTGGAACTTCTCGCTCCATGACGTGCGCACGAACATGCATCACTGCTCGGTGGATCGGAAGAAGCTGCTCATCGACTCATTCCTCTGGTCGATCGATCCGCGTCATCCGGTGACGCTTCCAGAGTTCGCCGCCGCCGTTGGCTATGACAAGACAACGGTCTCCCGTATCTATCAGGGAAAGTATACCGGCCCGGACGGGAAGCGCCTCGATGTCCCCGAGAAAATGGCCAAGGCAGCGCGCGAGTTCCTCGCACGCCAGAAGAAGCGCTTCCAGGGACGGGAGGAATTCGTCCTCACTCCCACGGCGCAGAGGATCTGGACGGTCCTCGATCTCGCACGCGAGTCAAAAACGGTCTCCTACATCATCGGCCCATCCCACATCGGGAAGACCTGGGCGCTTGAGAACTACGCGGTCCACAATAACCACGGCGGCACTCCCTACATCCGCATGAAGGCTGCCAGCGGTCTCGGTGGCATGGTGAAGAGGATCGCCTCACAGGTCGGCGTCTCCGACAAGGGGAACACGGCCCAGCTGATCGACTATATCAAGCGCGCGATCTCCCCCGAGATGCTGCTCATCTTCGACGAGCTGCACCTGCTCATGTACACCTACAGGATCGGGAGCTTCTTTGCCTGCCTCGAAGTCATCCGCGAGATCCATGACGAGACCGGCGCTGGCATCGCCCTCTGTGGTACCCAACTCCTGATGGAGAAGATCAAGGGAGGCCAGCACACCGAGATGGAGCAGCTGGTGCGGCGGGGAGTCCACAAGCTCATCCTCCCCTCCATGCCGACCAAGGGAGATCTGGAAAAGATCCTCCACCGCAACGGCCTCGACTTCCCTGCCAAGAAGGCCGAGGTGGTCGTCCAGGGATTCACGGAGAAGCCCTACGATCTGCTCAAGCAGCTGGCGAAAGTGGATGGGCTCCTAGCCATCACCGAGCGCATCCGCTACGCCCACAAGCTCGCCGACAAGCGTGAGGAGGATATCCGCTGGGAACACTTCGTCGCCGCCGACCTCCTCATCAAGTCGAACGCCCAACCGGAGGCCTCCTGGGAGTAAGGCGATGAAAGAATCACTCACGATCACCTTCAGCGAGGGCATGAGCACCTACACGGCCCGTGCAGGAGGATACAAGGCAACATCCACAAACTCCCACCACTTCGCCGCAGAACGCCTGATTAAAAAGATCTACGGCTACACGCCACGCGATCTGAAGGTCGAGCGCATCGGCGCAGGACCGTGGGTCGCCACATGGACCGAGCCCGTCAAGGAGGCCGCATGAGCAAGGAACCTAAGGCCTGCACTTCCTGCGAGGGCAAGGGCATCCATACCTGGATGGAGCGGAATGGAACTGCCCGAGGCATGAAGTGTCAGGACTGCAAGGGGAGCGGCAAAGAGCTTCCAATCCTCAAGCCAGCCACCGAACCCCATGACTGAAGTGATGAACAAGGAGCAGCCCCTCTGCTGCATCTGCGAAGATCCAACCGATACTGACCTTCACGATCCAGCGCTCGGAACCATCTGCTACCTCTGCCGTAACGAGGCCATGAATGCCGAGAATGCTCTCAAGGCCTCCGGTCTGACAACGCTCCTCTCAACTCCCAAAAACAACACCCAATCCCACTGAACCCATCCCATGAGTAAGAAAACCCGCATCAAAACCACCGCTCTCCCTGCCGCCATCTCCCGAGATCAGGCCGAGACCATCGTCAGCCAGATCACGGATCTGACGATCAAGCATAATAGCCTCACCGCTGACCTTGATACCGAGATCGCCGGAGTGCGCTCCCGCTACGAGGCGACCCTCGGCAATCTCTCAGGCAGGATCGATTCGCTCACCGAGCAGGTCCGCGACTGGGCGCTCGCTAATCCCGAGGAGTTCGGCAAGAAGAAGTCCATCGAGTTCTCCCAGGGGGTCATTGGATTCCGCACCGGCATGCCGAAGCTCAAGACGCTCTCGGGATTCACCTTCGCACGCGTGCTGCACATGCTCAGCTCTGTGAAGTGGGGTGCTGCCTTCACCCGCGTCAAGGAGGAGGTCGACAAGGAAGGACTCATCTCGGCCTTCACCTCGAAGAACATCTCCAGCTCCGAGCTGCGCGAGATCGGTGTCCGTGTCGACCAGGAGGAGACCTTCTTCGTCGATCCCTTCATCAGCGATACAGAGGGTAAGCAAGTTACCACGGCTCAGGTCGGAAAGGAGGGCAAATGAGCATCACCATCACGTTTCCGATTCTGTTCGCCCTCGTCTTTGTCGTCTGCCTCATCGGATGGTTCAGGACGGCAAAAAAGGCTGGCCCAAGCACAAGCAACTGGTGGGACATGGGGAATTTACCCCTTTTCCTGCTTTCCTTCTGCTGGTGGATCCCGGTCCTCGTGATGACAGGTGTCGCAATCGGGAGGTGCTTCCGATGAGCCCCGAGGAATCACTCCAGCTGCGCCGCTCCAATGCAGTGCTCACCGGCCTTGTGGCAGGCATCGTAGCCTCCTTTGGCTTCGCGCTGATGGTGATGGGTCTTGTGGGGATTGCCATCCATGAGGCTCCCGTCGGGTTTTTATCAATCATTGGCGGAGCGGCTTTCTTCGCTCTCGCCAGCGTCATCACCAAACCATGAAGAGATCCTCCTACGTTCTGCTCCAGCACAAGCGTCACTTCTTCGGGATCCGGACGACTCCGATCATGGTCTTCAGCGACCTGATCAGGGCGCGCATGGAGGCCGACCTGCTCAAGGGATCGCTCCCCAAGACCACCTTCTCCGTGATCCTTGTTCCCTTCTGCAAATGAATCCCATCACTCGCGAGCTCGTTGCCGAGTTTCACCATACGCTGCACACGGCCTGCGGCCTTCCTGCACTCCGACCATCCATGGGGGATGAGCGGGCATGGTGGGATTTCCTGCAGGAGATGGAGCCCCTCTCTGGTGATGAGAGCGGCCCTCTCTCCTCGATCGACATCGAGGGGGCAGTCCGGGAGATGCGCCGCGAGAAGAACGATGGAAAGGCCGGATGGGCTCTCCGTCCCTCGACGATCCTGCGCAATCCGGAGACCTTCCGCGACATGGTCCTGATCTTCCGCTCCAAGCGCCGGGAACGCCGCCTCAAGGAACGCCGTGCCACCATCACCGCGCCATCCCCTGCTGTCCCCGAGGAGCCCTCCGTGTCCCCAGAGGAGTTCGAGGCAGGGATGGCCGAGCTCCGGCGGAATCTGCAGGGAGGCAACTGAATGAGCGAGCGACGACTGACACGTGGGGAGTGGAAAGCCGATCTGAGTATGCGCTTCTGGGGCTACTGCAAGGGACGCGAAGCCTGGATGACTCCCGAGCGATTCGATGCTGCCAAGGAGAAGCTTTCCTACCACCAGTCTCTCGCCAATGTCGACCGCTCGCTCGTCGCCAAGCTCAAGAAAATGATGCGCGGAAAGCGGTTCATTTCATCCGCTTTTTAATCCCCATGCTCTCTTCCAAACAGACCACTCTCTACTGGCGGCAATGGGCGAAGGTCTGTGAATTCATGGGCTGGAAGAATTCCGACTCCGCCCGCCGATATGCCCTCCACAAGGAGGCCGGATGCCCCGCCAGCATGAAGGAGTTCGGCAACAAGGATCTCGACCGCTATCTGAAGTTCTGTGACTCGATCACCGGCGAGAAGAAATTCCGCGATCCGGAGCGTGAGAAGATGGTCTGGAGGGTCCGCAAGGATGCCTCCGACGCTGGCTTCACCGAGCAGTATCTCGAACAGCTCTCCCGCGATCTTTACGGGCTGGGCTGCTGGCAGGATCTCTCGCTTGATGACCTGGAGAAGTTCCGCAATACGGTCCACAACCGCGCCTACGCCCACAATCCGACGGACGTGGATTTCATCCCAGGCATGGCGGCGAAGTTCACCAAGCCGGATTTCAAACCGGAGCGGGCTGACTGCCCCTTCTGATCATGGATCTCGCGCTCCGCATCGAACTCTTCCTGCTGGAGCGCGGGGGTTTTGTTTCCACCAAGGAAATCTGCGAGCGCTTCGATCTTTCTGACCGCGAGCTCCGCGCCAAGGAGGGCAAGGCTGGTCTCCTGGACGACTTCGCCGTCTCATCCACCTCGGAGGGAGCCCATGGCTTCATCCATCACCGGCACCTTCCCGAATCCGACTGGAAAAAGATCGAAAACCGGCTCCGCCAGCATGGAATCGCCGAGCTCAAGAAAGTCCGCCACTGGCGTCTCTCACGCCACAACTGCCTGACCGGAAAACGCCCCGACCTCCGCGAGGTTCACGGTGGTCAGGCGCTGCTCTTCGCGGTATAAGTTTTAATCATGATCCCTCAAACATGCACTTTCCGTGGGAAAACGATGCCCAACCCGATAACGGTTCCGTGCGACCCCTCGAACTTCACAGATGTAATAGGCAAATCGCTCGATGGAGAATTTGTTTTTGTAAATGCAAGGTTTAATACCGAGAGTGATGATCTCATCGAACGAACTGGTGTGGTCGAGCTCCGGTATGTTGGCCCGTTAAGCACCCTCATATACCCTGCTTACAAGGGATCATTAACTTATTTGCAAATTCCAAAGGATTTTTTAGAAAAAGCGGGGTGGCGCGGTAATCCACAGATCTGACGCACCGCCTCCATTGAACTATGTCCTTCACAGATATCATCAAGAAAGAAACTGCCAGGCTGCACCCTATTCCCCTGATGGTTGATAAAGATATTTACGATCAGCAAGGGTGTTATATCGCTGGCTACTCGCATCTTTCAAAATCTGAGCAACTCGCTCAATGGGCCATGGAAAATGATCTTCTGTTCTTCGATGATTTTTTGAACAACAGATTCGTATTTCGTTTATCAAATAAGGCTAGGGAAGGCAGTAACCCCCAGACCTGAAGCGCCGGATCGATCTCGGCCTAGCCCTTCTTTCCCGCCGAGCCCGTCTCGGTGTCGCCCTTTCCCACGCGGAAATCGCCGCTTGGTGCGGCTGTTCGAAGTCCACGATTCACCGGATCGAACAAAGGGCACTCCAAAAGCTCCAGAAAGCTCTCGCGGAACGATCCGACGGTTTCCGAGTAGGGTGTGCGGCATGATCACCACAGCACCCACCGCCTGCAAGCCCGCCGTCACCTGGCCGGGAGGAAAATCCCGCCTCCTCCAGCACATCCTCCCCAAGATCCCGAAGCATTCCTGCTACGTGGAGCCCTTTGCCGGTGGCCTTGCCGTCCTGCTCGCCAAGCCACGTTCCTCGATCGAGGTCGTCAATGATCTCAACGGGGATCTGGTGACCTTCTACCGTTGCGTTCGCTTTCACACGGATGCCCTGCTGACAGAGTTGGAGTTCGTGCTAAATTCACGGCAGGAATTTTCTGAATTTATCCAGCAGCCTGGCCTCACTGACATCCAGCGGGCGGCCCGGTGGTGGTTCCGGAACCGGAACTGCTTCCGGGGGGCTTCCCTGGGATCTTTTGGGACATCAGCTTCCTCGGGCGGTGCGGCCTCCGGTTCCAGGAGCGCCAGACTTGATCAAATCCGACAGCTCAATGTCCGGCTGGACCGCGTCACCGTCGAGAATCTCGACTGGCAGCGATGCCTCGACCTCTATGACCGGGAGGGGACGTTTTTCTTCTGTGACCCTCCCTATACGGGATGCGACGCCGGGATCTATTCCGCCTGGACGGTGGCCGACGTTCAGAGGTTCCGGGAGCGGCTCGACCGCCTGAAGGGGCGCTGGATCGTCACTTTGAACGATGCCCCGGAGATCCGGAGGGTCTTTTCAGACTGCCAGATCAAATCCGTGGAGCGGGCCAAGGGGATCAACCACACGAATGGAAAGACCTATAAGGAACTGATCATCCTTCCGCCGACGGCAGGGTGATATCCCTGGCACCTCGTCGACGTAGCTTCCTCTCAATGGCATTGAGGACCATCTTACGGAATAGCCCCTCATGGGGGAGTGGGACTCCGCTCAGGTCGATCACCTTGCCTGCTAGATCTCTTCCTAGGTGCTGCTCACCGATCCATTGACCTGCGGCTTCCTGGGCGCTCTCCCAACTCAGGGATCATCATTCCCGCGCCTCCGCTCGCAATAAGAAGTCATGGGGGAAGTCATGGGAGCTTTCTAACCCCTGCGATGGATGGCCTGCAAGGGCATTGCACTCGTGATGCTTCAGCGCTGCAGTGGTCAGGCAGGCCGCTGAAATTTGTAGCGAACCTTTGTCTTAATGCCATGTTCCATCCAAGTTCTCCCAAACCTTGGCGCTGGCTGGAAATTCACCTTCTAACAGGGTACTTCCGGATCTTTCCGGCTGTTTCCACCTCTCCCAAACCTCCTGTCCTGGTTCAGCAGGCGATGAAGTGGTATGGCGGAGGGGGTGGGATTCGAACCCACGGAGGCTTGTGACCTCTCCGGTTTTCAAGACCGGTGCAATAAACCGCTCTACCACCCCTCCTTTCTGCTATGTTCTTGTTTAATCGGAACCAGCCAGAATTGCGAGGCAAAGAATATCACCGAAAACCTCTCTCCGGTTTGGACTCGCTCGCCCCCGCTCGTCTCGCCCCTTACGGGGCTGCCTTCGGCAGTCTTACCTGCTCATCCCATTCGCAGGGTTCAAGACCGGTGCAATAAACCG